ATGTTTGCAACAAAAAACGATATGTTTAAGAATCTGAAAATATCTGAAACTGCAATTAGAGGAATCATATATCAAATGAGATACCTTATCAGTGAAAAGAATGCAAGTGATGAAATGCTTGTTTGGCATTTGAAAAACATTCTTTCTGATTTAGGTATAAAAGTTGATTATATTCCTGAACCTCCGCCATGGAAAAAGAAAAAGGAATGATTCACTTTTTCGGCTTTGGTGGAGAAGGTGTTGAAACTGTTCCAGGAAGGTCTTTTGTTGTATAATCTTTTCCCATTTGTTCTTATTTCTTTGGTCATGGTCTAACCGGTACCAGATGTTTTCAAGCGAATTCATGTATTTGTTGTAGAAGTCTGCAAGAACATCTAGCGATGACAGTTCACTTTCACCTTGTACGAAGTTTGGAAGTACAGACTTTATAATAGATACGAATCCTATCAGCATAGAAGCGAAGAACGGCACTTTGTCATTCAGTAGAGTACCTAATGCACCTGCAGAGGCTGTGATGGCAACAAAGCCATTATATGCCCTGTTGTATCCTCTTCGTTTATCTGTATATTTTTGTATGCAGATAATGTTTGCCTTTGCCTGTTTCAATTCTTCCCAGATTCTATTTCTGCATATCATGTCTATCTAGTTGTACTTTCATTAATTACAAGTTTATACAATTTTTGCAGTGTTTCTTGATATTTCTTTTTTACTTCCTTATCGTAATATCCAGTTGAAGTATATATTCTCATTTTTGTTATCTTGTTGTTTTCAAGGAAATCCAGATTTCCATAGTAGTGAGCAAATACACCTATTCCAGCAGAACCAGCTAAACCTATGGAGCCGCCACCTTTTGTCCCATAAAAAATGTCTGTAGGGATTAGGTCGTGTACCTTCCCGTTTTCGTCCATAATCATAAGTTTATTATCTTTTCCTATTACACAAGCACTACCAATCATGTATTTCATATCTAGAAGCATATTTCCGTTTATGGATCTGATTCTTGTGTAAATTCCAGATGGTACACCAAGTCCCCATGCCAGTTTTTCCCAACTTGTTTCAATTACTCTGTTCCCGGTGAATTCGTCAACTTCATTTTTTACAATTTCTTGTGCATTACATGAAAACAAAATGGAAATAATCATTGTAATTGTGAAAATAAATCTTTTCATGTTTATCCTATCTTACGTTCATTATTAGCTATTATCAGTTCAGCTTCCAGTTCCTTGATTTTTCTTTGAAGGTTGTTGATTGTGTCCTGCTGGAAGGCTATTGTGTCAATCAGCTTGATTAATCTGTCGCTTTCGTTTGAAGCAGTTGGCTGTTCAGATGTCAGCAGCATTTCTCCTTTACCGCGAAGAAGCCATTCTGCTGATATTTCAGGATAACAACTCAATACGGTATATACTGTTGTTAAACTCAATTCTCTTGCTCCATTAAGCTGTCTGCTTAAAGTATTCTGGGCTATACCACAACTCAATGCAAACTGCCTGTCAGATATTCCAAAATGGGAAATTATCTGTTTTAACCTTTCAACCATCATAATAGTTATAATCTACATAAATGTTAAAAAATACCAAATGGGATAATTATTCTGCTTTTTGCTTGCATATTATACCAAATGGGATTACCTTTGCAATACAAACATACACACATACAAAAATAGAAATTTAAACGAATAATTGAAAATGAAAACTGATGAATTTTTCTACGAAAATGAAGCTGAAGGTCTTAAAGCTGACATCGAAAAAGCAAAGTCTATGACAGAAGCAGAGATGCAATCTTACTTCAATACAGACGACAGCAAGGAAGATTTCATAAGTTTTCTTGAAGATGAACTCAAAGTTTCTGAAAGCCACATTGAAAATGATGATGATTTCAGCAGCGTTGACCCCGGCTTTGCAAGTGAAGCCGATTATTTGAGATACAAATTTGCGTAATAAAAACCTCACTAAAAGTCAAAACCATTATGGAAATTAAACCAACCAAGTATCAGCCAGGACAGAAAGTCTGGACACTTATAGGAATGAAGGCTGAAGAGAAAACAATCAGGAGCATCAATATCTGTGTGGATACGGATGGAGGTCAGACGAACTACTATTACATGGTGGTTCCAAAAGGAAAGGAATGTTCCAGTGAAGCATTTGTAACTTATTCCGAGAAAGAACTTTTCACTTCCAAGGAAGAGATGAGAATGAGTGTTTTCGGTGATTGACAAGTCACATCCCGGTGTGGCCTGACCGCCTATCCGGGAACAATAGAGAAGAGTTCCTTGACATCTTTTGGCTGACGGACATACCGGAATGGTATAGTAATTCACCGTGGATAACGGGCGGTCCGACAGAGTGTAGAATTGTAGCAATTCGGCCTATTGTAATAGGTTTTACGATATGATATAGCTGGAGTAGCTTAACGGTAGAGCGCAACACTGGGTTATAAAAAATAGATGAATGCAATAATGATTATCGTTGATGTAAGGGTTCGACTCCCTTCTCCAGCCCTGATTAACTCACTTGAAAATGAAAGCGATTATTGAGAAAGAATATATCGTCGATAAGGTTGTCGGCGATATAAAGTGTGGAGACAAGGTTTTGAAGGACTGTATAGGAACAGACAGAACGACACTTATAATAAGGTTTCTATCCATTCCTATTTACCGCAATATACGGATTTTTAACGAGCGTCAAGCAACGCAACAACAGACTCAAACTTCAGGTTAGTGATAATTGGTGCTTTGCCTTCTTTGAGATAAAAAGCGGTTTGACCTCTTAAATCTTCTACGCTGATAATTGCATCAGTGTTAATACACCATGATTTGCCGTTGGTGTCTGCAATAGTAATAAACTTTTTCATAAATCTTAATTTTTTAGTTTGACAGCGTAAAATTAAGAAATCCCTCCGAAGAAATCTCATGATTATAAAATCTCGGAGGGAACATTCCGGGGTTGTTTAATGGCAGAACGGCACCAGTCTGAGGGCATAAGGATTTTTGGTGCAGGTGGCGGTTCGAGTCCGTCTCTCGGAACTTAAACTTATTAGTTATGAAAGTATTTAGTCGTATATGGATGCTGATGGTAGCTATATGTGCTGTTGGCATGTTGTATGGAGCAATCACAATACCAAGTCCGGTGCAGGGTATATGGATATGCTCCTGTATAATCATTGTAATTGCATCGGTATATGCTTGTGTTGTAATATGGAAAGAAAGGTAGAAGTTATGGGCAAAAGACCTATTGTATCGACATTACGATCCATGAAAATAGATGAAGAGGTTATTTTTGGTATTCATCAGAGAATTTCTCTTATGGGTACAATAGCCAATAGGTTGGATGTTGAACGTGCTTCAGGTATGTCATGGAAATGCAAGACAGACCGTGAAGCCGGAATTGTAACGGTTAAACGTGTTAGCTGATGGTGTTCGAATTAAATGGGAAGTTTATGACTACAATATTGTCAGATAATACAGCAGGAATGATTCTTGAGAACATACTTCTTGCAATGGAAGGAATAAAGTTCAGCAAGTCTCAGGCATCAGGAATAGTCGGTTCCGAGAACCGGTTGGAAAAGCTTGTTGAGAGCGGTAAGATACGTGCTGAGAAGAAGGCAGATTGTCAGAACGGAAAATGGTTCTGCAATGGTGCTGATGTGTTAAGGTACTGTTCGTACAAGAAGAGACATAAAAAAAGGAACAAGTCTAAAAGCCTGTGAAGGTGGTTATTTTCTACATAAATGTTTACGTTTTAATTTCTTGGTGTACGGACTGGCTTGTGAAAGTCGTCCGTACTATTTTTTCCTGGGCACTTGGTCTAATGGTAGAACATCGGCATAATTCCATTCCATGTTTGTTTGTTAGTGTTAGAAATCTCTATTGTTAGTCGAAGATGCGGGTTCGATTCCCGTAGTGCCCACAATTTACATCGTGTTCCGGTGTGTGTTTTTCATAGTCATTTTAGTCCGAAAGCCTATTCGGGGTTACGCCAATGGCACCGTGTCGGAACTTCGGACTCTATGGTATCGTGGCGGAATTGGTAGACGCTGACAACTCTTAGTAGACTTGGTTATGATGTTATGAAAACAGGGCATCAATGTAAAACGAATCATACTGTTCTACGCATAAGACGTGAAGATTGCCAAGCATTGCAGGTTCGAATCCTGCCGGTACCACAAACCTTTGAAAGAAATCCGTTATTGAATCCGAAAGTAGGGCGAAGATAGCGCAGGGTTTCATCCGCGCGGCATCGGTTAGCCGTTGACTCTATCTGAAAGGTAACGCGAAATCGGAAAGGATTGATTGTGTGTGATGTGCCCTGGGGAATACGCCCCAGGGTTTTATTTATCATAATGAGAACAAAGGTTAAGGCGTAAAAATGGCGAAGTTTCGGATTGCAAAACTTGACTATCTGAACTACCTTTACAGATGTAAAGAATTAAAAGTCAAACCATTAATATTTTAATTATGGCTGAAAGAAAAGCTAAAACAGACGTTCCTGAAAAAGATAATCAGGAAGAAAAACAGGAAGAAAAAGAAGTGCAACAGACACTTTCTGACAAAATTGTGAACATAAGACCCCTGAAAGCAAACGAGATTGAATGCCGAATAGGTACAATCAATGAGAAAGGATGCACATTGTTGCTGTACAAGGATGCCCGGGTGGATATGAGACTTCTTGATGAAGTGTTTGGACCAATGAACTGGAAGAGAGACCACGAACTTGTGAACGGAAACCTATTCTGCACAATATCAATCTACGATGAAAAGAAAAAGGAATGGGTGAGCAAGCAGGATGTCGGAACTGAATCCAATACGGAAAAGGAGAAAGGTCAGGCTTCCGATGCATTCAAGCGTGCCGGATTCAACTGGGGTATTGGTCGAGAACTTTACTCGGCACCTTTTATTTGGGTAAAACTTGAACCAAACGAAATCTTTAAGAGCACTTCGGGAAAATGTTCTACTTATACTAAGTTCTCTGTAAGTGAGATTGAGTATGACGAGAACAGAGAGGTTAGTAAATGTATCATTGTAGACAACAATGGTGTGATAAGATACCAGTTCCCTATACCAAAGGAAAAGAAGTCTGAAAAGACTCAGCAAAATTCAAGTGTATTTTCCGGTAAACAGCTAAAGGAAGCGATTGATGAAGTAAAGGTATGTAAGAGTCGAGCCGAAGTTAATGCTGTGTGGAAAAAATACGCTGCTATGCAAAACAATCTTGAGTTTAAGAATGAGATTCAAACAATGTGTAAAAGATTTCCCAAATGATAGAGTTAGTTAAGTCAGGTGTGGTTTTCAATGAAGAGAACCACACCTATTTCCTGGGCGACAAGCAGCTTTCAGGAATAACGGGAATGATTAAGAGACAGTTGTTCCCGGATAAGTATAAGGATGTTCCTCAGTTCGTCTTAGAAAGGGCTGCAGAAAGGGGAACAAAGGTTCATCATGACTGCCAGTTTGCAGACGTTACAGGATTTGAGCCTGAAAGCCAGGAGGCAGTCAGTTATATTATGATACGTACTGGTGCCGGTTATTCTGCACTTGACAATGAATACACTGTATCAGATGAAGAGCACTTCGCTTCAAACATTGATTGTGTATGGGAGAAGGATGGCACTATAGCACTTGCCGACATCAAGACAACGTATAAGCCGGATATTGAATACCTCGAATGGCAGTTGTCAATATATGCGTACCTGTTCGAAAAGCAGAATCCTGAGCTGAAGGTTTCTAAACTGTACGGTGTATGGCTTTACAATGAAAAGTCAGAGCTTATTCCACTTGTCCGAAAATCTGACGTGGAGGTCAAAAGGCTGTTGCAGTGTGAGATTGAAGGAACACGTTACCTTGATACTGAAACTGCACTTGAACACAAGCAGGATGAAGTACAGCTATTGCCAAAGGACGTGATAAACAAATATCTTGAAGCTGTAGCGGAAGTTGAGAGAATACAGCCGTTCATTGACGGTTTCAAGGATCGTTGAAACGCGCAATGGTTGAACACGATGTCAAGTCGTGGGACACAGGTGTATTGAAAGCTACCATAACACCTGCAGGAATCAAAAAATCTTTCGACACTAAGAGGTTTCAATCTGAGCATCCCGAGTTGTATAAACAGTACATCAAGGAGACTGAAACTGCTGCATCTATAAGAATCACATTAAGAAAGGAGGAAGAAAATGCTTAATAAGGTAATGCTGATAGGGCATCTTGGAAAGGACCCTGATGTAAGAACGCTTGATTCCGGAACAAAAGTCTGCCAGTTCACACTGGCAACGACGGAAAAGGGATACACGTTGCAGAATGGTACTCAGGTACCGGACAGGACAGAGTGGCACAACATTGTACTATGGAAGGGGCTTGCTGAGGTTGCAGGTAAATATCTTCACAAGGGAGACAAGGTTTTTATCGAAGGTAAAATCAGATCCAGAAGTTATGAAGATAACAGTAAGGTGAAGAGATATATCACAGAGATATTCGCAGATAACATGGAGATTCTTTCCACAACATCTAAGAGTGATTCACAGAATAATGTTTCTGAAGCTCCATTACCATCAGGGACTCCAAGTGATGATTTACCGTTCTGATTGTTATGGAGGCTACAATTATTAAGAAAGACGGGAAGGCTACCATGGACAAGGATTTCAACTTCATGCTAAGCCTTCTCCGTAATGGTGAATATACTCTTACCATCAAGAGAAAGACTAAGCCCAGGACGCTTGACCAGAACGCGCTCATGTGGATGTGGTTCAGGTGCGTGGGTGGTGCCTTACGTGAGTTCACCGGTGAAGCGTACTGGAGTACAAAGGAAGGGGTGGAAACGATACATGACCTGTATTGTAAGAAATTCCTTACGAAGATGGTTATCACCCCGAAAGGTGAGAGGACGGAACTTGCAAGGGGCACAAAGGGACTTAGCACAATGGAGATGTCACATTTCCTGGATGCCGTCAAGACTGATATAATGACTGAATACGGAATACAGCTACCGTTACCTACAGACCAATATTATTCGGCGTTTGCCGCCGAGTACGAAACCAAATATTAAATATGGCAATAATTAAAGATTACGAACCGGAAGAACTGAAATTTGTTCTTCCGGAAGCAGTTCGGGAACAGTTTCCATTGGAACTGCATTTTGAGAACGCTGAGAGTGAGAAAGACATCCTTAAGGCAGTGAATGAACACTTCAATGCTTTGTTCCCTGAGAACGAGATGGCGCTGCGTTACATGGATGATGTGGAGAAATCGGACCTTCGTGGGAAATACTGCAAGCTTGTAGAGCAGGAGCTTCCTGAAGCTGAGAATGCTTTGCTGAACGCTAAGGAAGAGGCAAAACGTATCAAGACGGATGCTGAGGAAAGGTTGAATTCATTGAGCAAGCAGATTAAGGATTTCGCTGCAAAAGTACAGGAAGGAACAGAGGAAAAGCAACTTCCGGCTACAAAGACTTTCCGCATAGCATTAAATGGATATTTCCTGTATTACTCAATTCTTAACGGAAAGGTCGTGCTGGCCAAATCTGAAAAGATTCCATCCTACGACAAATCATCATTGTGGGCACAGGAAGACAAGAACCGTGTGGCAATGATGGAGCTGTTCGGTCTTGATTTTCCAGCACCTGAGAGACCTTCTGATGAAGAGTTTGACAAGGAGCATGACATGATTCCGGACGATGAAGGTGAAGTGATGGGTGAAGATGATTTCAATCAAGCTGTAGGAGATGAGTAGATTGCAGCATAAGCGTGGCCGCAAGTCCAATTATGCACATTCCCTTAATAACCCATATTGGGAAAAGGTTGCAAGAGATGTGAGGTTAAGGGACGGGCATAAATGCAGGATTTGCGGCGCACGCTATCCTTTGGAAGTGCATCACAAGACATATAAGATAAATGGCGTTTCAATTGTAGGAAAGGAACTTGAGCACCTTGATTGCCTTGTTACTCTATGTGCTTCCTGCCATGAAAAAGTTCATAAAGGAATAATCAGATTATGAAGTTTCAATTAAGAGATTACCAGCAGAATGCAAGTAACGCGGCAATTGCACATTACAAGCTGAAGAATGGAAAGAATTACCTGATGGTGTTGCCTACCGGTGCAGGTAAAAGCCTCATCATAGCCGACATAGCGGCAAGGCTGAATGAACCGTTGCTGGTTTTCCAGCCTAACAAGGAAATCCTGGAACAGAACTTCGCAAAGTTGCAGACATACGGAATCTTTGATGCCGGATGCTATTCTGCCTCTGTCAAGAGAAAGGATATAAACAGAATTACCTTCGCCACCATCGGTAGCGTATATAATCACATGGAAGATTTCAAGCATTTCAGGTATATTCTTATTGATGAATGCCATTTGGTTAACCCGACAGAAGGAATGTATGCTGATTTCTTCGCAGCTGCTGAGAGACGTATTATCGGACTTACTGCTACTCCTTACAGATTGTGCAGCACGATGAACGGTTCGATGCTAAAGTTCCTTACGCGTACAAGGCCGAGAGTTTTCAGTGACGTAATCTATTATTGTCAGGTCAGTGAACTACTTGCAAGAGGGTTTCTTACCAAACTGAAATATTACGACCTGACAAAAATAGAACTTGTGAATGTCAGAAGAAATTCAACCGGTGCTGACTTCGATGAAGCGAGTCTTTCAAAGGAATTTGAACGTGTTGACCTGTATGGCTATCTGATTAGCATGGTAAGAAGGCTGCTGGCTCCTAAGAGTGGAATACCGAGACGTGGAATACTGGTGTTCACGAGGTTTGTAAAGGAGGCTGAAATGCTAACCCATGAGATACCAGACAGTGCAGTGGTCAGTGGAACGACTCCTAAGAAAGAACGTGAACGGATCTTGTCAGACTTCAAGTCCGGAAAGATAAGGGTTGTCGCTAATTGCGGTGTCCTCACTACTGGATTTGACTACCCAGAGTTGGATACAATCGTTCTTTGCCGGCCTACGATGTCACTTGCTTTATACTATCAGATGATAGGTCGTGTTATCCGGCCATACCCAGGGAAGGAAGGTTGGGTGGTTGACCTGTGTGGAAACATTAAAACATTCGGTAAGGTAGAGGATTTGAGGATTGAGCAGCCGGAAAAAGGTAAATGGATGATAAAAACAAACGGAAAACAATTAACCAATGTAATACTATAGCTTATGTATGTGATAAGAGGACAGATACCAAGTAAGAGTAACTGTTATAAGATAGTAAATGTCGGTGGTCATGCAAAGCTGGCCAAACAGAAGGTTCTTACTGAATATGAAAAGAATTTCTATATCCAGTGTCCGGAACGTGGTAGGATGGTAAAGGGATATTTCAAGCTGAAAGCAAAGATATATTATTCAAGTAACCGACCGGATCTGGACAATTCTCTTAAGATTCTTCTTGATTGCCTGCAGCAGACCAAGACGATTGATAATGACAGATATTGTGTTCAAATAGACATTCAGAAGTTCATCGACAAGAAGGAACCACGTATCGAATATGAGGTAACTCCGATTGAGTTCTGAAAGTAGGAGGTACTTATGACCAGACCAAACAAGCAGGGATTTCCTGAATGGAATCCTACAAATAAGACATTATCAATGCTTTCTAATATTTCAGAAAAAGTTAGATATAAAGCATTGAGAAATTCTTCAAGTGCATTTATAAATAGAAAAGACGTTAGAGATGCTATTTTCTCAAGGGATAATAATAAATGTATTATCTGTGGATCAACCGATAATTTGCAAATAGACCATATACATTCTGTATATTCTGTTATTAAAGGACAGTATCCATTGGAAAGATTAAATTCAGAAGAAAATCTGAGAACGCTGTGTAATCATTGTAACGCATCAAAAATACCTTAAATATGGGAAGAAATAAGAAGATTGGTCTTGATTATTTCCCTTTTGATATTGATTTTTTTCAAGATTTGAGAATTAGAAAACTAATCAAATACCAGGGTGGTAAGGCTGTTACAGTATATGCTCTCCTGCTATGTAATATCTACAAACAAGGGTATTACATGAGGTGGGATGAAGAGTTGCCTTTCTTTGTATCGGAACAAACGGGCTTTGAAGAGGCGTATATACGTGAGGTCATTAAATGCTGCTTGGTAATCGGGTTATTTTCTAAGGAATTGTATGATTCTGAAAAAATATTGACGTCAAAAGGAATACAAGAAAGGTACCAGAAGATATGCGATTTATGTAGAAGAAATAATGAAATTTGCGAATATAACATCATTTCTTCTGAAGATATATCTTTTTCTTCTGAAGAAAAGCCTGTTTCTTCCGCAAAAAGTACACAAAGTAAAGTAAAGAAAAGTAGAGTAAAGAAAAGTAAAGAAAATGATAAAGAAATATCTCCAGAAGGAGATACAAAGAAAGACGAGCTTTCTTTGAATCCTCATCCGCAAATAGGGCATGTTGATTTTGTCAGATTGCAGGAATACTTCAATACTACTTTCAACGGTAAATTGTCAATGGTCGTGAACATGACCGAAGCAAGGCGCAAGGCTGTCAAGGCAAGAATAGCCCAGTACGACAAGGAAACTGTATTCACCGTATTGAAGAAGGTGGCTGCCAGTCCATTTCTTTTAGGGTGTAACGACAGAAACTGGAAGTGCGATTTTGACTGGATTTTCAAGGCTGGAAACTTCACTAAGATATTGGAGGGTAATTATGACGAAAAACGAAATAACAATACGGCAGGAGGCAGAAAGGAATCAGTTAGCCGTCTTAAAGGCCTCGCCGAAGCAATACTTACAGATTCTGAAACCTAAGAGTATCGATGATGTTTTTGCATCATCAGTGCCGGCACTTGTAAAAGTTGCCATGGAATTCGGAGAAAATCATGCACGTGCAATTGTTGTGATATTGCTGTCGGAGGTTGTGGATTTCTTCAATGCGTCAAATACAATGAATGATTCACAGGTAGCCATTACAACTGATTTAATTATCGAGGAATATCCGTATTTCAAGATTGATGATTTGAAGTTGGCTTTCCGAAATGCTATGAAGGGTAGATACGGAGAGATATATAATCGTCTGGATGGCTCTGTTATCATGGGATGGCTGAATCAATACAATCGTGAGAGATGCGCTAAGGCTGACGTAATATCGTACAATGAGCATAAGGTAAGAGTTCAGGAGGAATCTGGGTTGTATTATGATGATTACCGCAAACAATTGAAGGTTCTGGCATCACATGGAGACAAGAGTGCACAGGAAGCGCTCCGTAGATCTGATGATATACTTTCCTTCATGAAAGAGAAGAAACTTGAAAGACTGAAAAAACAGCTTGAAGAGTATGACTGCAAACATAAGGGTGTATGAAATAAAATTCAACAAAAAAGGGCTTAGGAAAAAAGATGAGATATGTAGTCATTTTGAATGGTACAATGTCCATCTTACAGTTAACGGACATTGTATTGTACGTGTTAGCATGGATAAGATGAATGCGTTTGAAAAGACTGTTGAACGTGAATTTATTTCAGTGATTAAAAGGCTATAAAATGGCGAAGTTTCTGTTTGCAAAACTTGTCATTCTGAACTATCTTTACTGATGTAATAAACTAAAAGTCAAACCAATAAATATTAAAATTATGGCACAAATCGAAAAAATACCGGTGATGTACATACATACTTCACCGATGAATCCTCGTAAAACTTTTGATGAAGCGAAGATTGAGGAACTCGCTCAGAATATTGAAGAACAGGGCTTGTTACAGCCTATCACAGTCAGGAAAATCAGCGATGAAGAAACACATATTGATGAAGAAACCGGAGAGGTTGTATCTGTAGAACCGAGGTACGAGATTGTATGCGGTGAAAGACGTTTCCGAGCATGGAATATGCTGGCTAAAAAATCTGACAAGTACAATGAAATACCGTGCATAGTAAGGGAAATGACTGACGAACAGGCTTTCGATGCTATGATAACAGAGAATTTGCAGCGCCAGGATGTAGATCCTGTTGAGGAAGCGATAGCATTTTCCCTTCTTCTTGAAAATGGAAATGCTGTTGAGGACATTGCTGTCCGATTCGGTAAGTCAATCAGATTCATTCAGGACAGAGTTAAGCTGAAAGGGCTTATTCCTGAGCTTATAGATATGTTAAGACAGGAACTTATCCCAATATCAGGAGCAATGTTGCTGGCTAAACTCGATATAGATGCGCAGAAAGAATTCTATAATGAGAATATGAATGGTGAGAGTGCTGCAAGCATATCTGATATAAAGGAATATATTGATGACTTGTTCTGTGTTATTGATAAGGCACAGTTCTTTTCTGAGGATAATTTCAGTGATTCGATTCCATCATGTTCCAGATGCATCAATAATACGGCAAATCATGGGTGCCTTTTCTATGAAATGAAAGGAAAGGAACAGAAGTGCATTAATCGTGAATGTTTCGAGAAGAAGCAGCAGGAATATGTCAAATACCGTGTCATGAAGGAGGCTGACAATCTTGTTAAAAAGGGAGAGCCGCTGACATTCGGAAAATCAGTCATTCTAATTGAATCTTCAGAATCATGGGATAATGAAAATGAGAAGAAGAGAAAGGAAGATGCAGTTAGGATGTACAATGATATGGGATTTGAGGTGGTGTATGATAACGTATTCGACCATCAATGCTGGTATAATGAGGGTGATGAAAGGATTGAAGAGAAGCTCGAAAATAATGAGTTGTATAGATGCATTGAGGTTCTTAATTATAGAAGGCCTGAATTCAAGGTTTCTTTTTATTATCTCAAGAAATCTTCATCTGTTAAAGGTGCTTGTACTGTATCAAAGCAGATTGAGGCAGAGAATATCAGACAGAAGATTAAGCGCAATAAGGAACTCATGGTTGAGAAGTCAACTGAAACCATGCGTAAATGGGCAGATGATATGACTGACTATACAAGAAAATCCGATGGAATGACATTGAACGAGCAGACAATTTTGGATGTGTTGGTGTTGAAGAATTGTGGGTATCAGTTCCTTAATTCAATAGGACTGAAAACAGGTCAGATGGATATGGTGAAATATGTTACAGATAATGCTAAGGATAGAAACAGATGGTACAGAGAATTTATTCGTACAAAATTATCTGAAGCTTCTGTAATGTATGACAGTCAGTTGAAGGAATTGCAGAATATGCTTTTCAGCGAGCAATATCCTGAAAAGTACAATGAGATGACTTCAAAACTCAAAAGTGCATACTCCAAGAAGGAAGAGAAGATGAATGAGAGACTTAAGGAACTTGAAAGTGAGCAGTAAATTAGAATACGGAGGAGTCATTTAGACTCCTCTTTTGTTTAACCTTAACAACCATTATGGAGAAAATTCATTCGCCCTGAATCATTTGCTTAATTGATATATAGTCCGATAACAATAACTTAGATAATAATGATTACGTTAAACAGACTTGCAAAAAGATGTTTTGATATAGCGTTGAAGCGAAAAAAAATGACAGAAACTACTTCTCCTAAATCCGTAGTGCTGGCCATATCGTCAGAATGGAGGGAACTTGCTGAAGCTGGTAAGGAGCGAAGCAATCATATACCATCCTGGAGTGAACGTGAGGAAGAAGCCGCAGATGTCATAATAGCTACGCTTACCTATCTTGAGAAGATAGGATGCAATGACATCGAACAACTATTGAAGGATAAGGTTGAGTTTAATTCATACCGCGTTGACTAAGTGATGTTCCGGCTATTGTGTGATGTTGATTATTAGTGTTGTTGATTTAAATAGTTGGTATATGACAACAGAATTTGATTTCCAAACAATCCAGATCAGTTTGCTGGATTTCAATAAGGGCCAGCTTGATGGCCTTCCGAAAAATCCCCGGTTCTTCAGGGATTACCGTTATGATGCAATGAAGAAAAGCATAGAGGACAGTCCTGAGATGCTTAATCTTCGTGAACTAATTGTCTATCCTGTAGGAGAAAGATACATTGTAGTGTGCGGTAATTTAAGACTTAGGGCCTGCAAGGAACTTGGGTACAAGGAACTTCCTTGCAAGGTTCTAAATCCTGAGACTCCTGTAAAGAAGCTGCGTGAATATGCGACAAAGGATAACGTGTCATTCGGTGAGAATGATATGGACGTGATGATGAACGACTGGGATAAGTCTGAACTTCAGGACTGGGGTATTGAGTTTGCTCCGGAACCTGAAAAGGACGAATTCAAGGAGCGTTTCGAAGCCATAACGGATGAAACTGCTGTTTATCCACTTATACCCAAGTATGATGAAAAATATGAGCTATTCATCATTATGTCGGCTAGTGAAGTGGATAGCAACTGGTTACGTGAAGCACTTGACATGCAGCACATGCAGAGTTACAAGACCGGCAAAGTGAGCAAAAGCAATGTAGTTGATATTAAGGATGTACGCCATGCAATTGAGAATCGTAATACCAAGTCATAAGCGACATGACAGGGTGTTCGCTAAAAAGCTGGTGAACGACCCGATAATCTGTGTGGCAGAGAGCCAGGCGGACCTATACAGACAGTTCAATCCAGATTGTGAGATAGTCACTCATCCGGACGATGTTGTAGGACTCATCCCCAAACGTAACTGGATAGCTAAGCATTTCGGAAACCTGTTCATGCTTGACGATGATGTCCACGCCTGCAAATCTATATGTGTAGAAAAAGGAGAACCGTCGAGGATTAAGGATAAGAACGAGATAACGCGTATAATATTCAATCTTGCCGAGATTGCTCAGATGCTGGATGTACATCTGTTCGGATTTACTGCACGAATATCTCCGGTCATGTACGATGAAACTGCATTTCTATCGTTGTCAAAGATGATAACCGGATGTTCTTATGGCGTGTTTTACAACAAGAACACATGGTGGAATGAAGAGCTCAGGCTTAAGGAGGATTTCTGGATTTCCTGTTACATGAAGTACAAGGAAAGAAGAATACTTACTGACCTAAGATACAACTTCGAGCAGAAATCCACATTCGTCAACTCCGGAGGACTGGCAGCCTTCAGGAATCAGGCTGAGGAACAGAGGTCGATAATGCTTATAAAGAAACATTTCGGCGACAGCATCAATCTCAAGGGAACTACCAATAACGGTAAAGACAAGACCAAGCAGCTTGTTCAGTACAATATAACGTGTAAGTTCAAGTATTGATAAATGGCGTAAAAATGGCGAAGTTTCTGTTTGCAAAACTTGTCATTCTGATTTAATTTTACTGATGTAATAAACTAAAAGTCAATGCTATATGCTTATAAGAACCGTTAGAGGATATGATTTTTTTGAGGTTTCTTCAGCCATGCAGAAGGCGATAAGGAGAGCTGATGCGGCGGTTGCCGGATATTTTGCTCTTGAGTTGTGGACCAGTGGATATAGGGACTATGTATGGAAGAGACTTTTTACCATAAGTGCTGAGGATTGTTACGGTGTGATAACGAAAGAGATTGAAGCCTTGTGGCAAGGTCATGAACTGGTTAACAAGGGAAGCAAGGAGCCAAAGGGTAGAATATTTGTCAGCAAGGCAGTAATACTTCTGTGCGAGTGTCGTAAATGTAGGGACGCTGATCACCTGCAGAACTTCATTTATGACAAACTTCTGATAGATGCTGATGAATGGTTGGAAGATGTAAGGCAAAATCCGATACCAATTCCTTCATATACATTCGATGTACATACCAGAAGAGGAAAGAAGATGGGACGGACAAAAGAGGAATTTTTCAGAGATGAATATGAATCTTTGAATCCCAGGGAAAAGGGACTGTTTGATGGTCTCATGTAAGAATATGCCACGCTTTGTCGTGGCATATTTATTAAAAGTCAAACCAATAAAGAAAGAATTATGGGAAAAGAAATGTACGGCCAAAGTTGTTTTGGTAGCCGTGAAGAGAATGTTTCAAAAAAGATTGATCTGGAAAAGAATCCAAATGGTACAGAAATCAAGGTTTACCAGCAGCGTGAACGTGAAAAGCATGGAAGATATGTTTCGGTTCCTGGAGACAAAACGCATACACGTATTTTCGTGCGTGACGGTGAGGATGCGGAAAAGAAGATAGCCACATACTTAGAAAGAATCAACAACCGGCCTCAAAAATGGAACTGATATGGAAGAAGTAAATAAAAAAATATTTATAGAATACGTATCTCACTTGTATAGTACCGATAAAAGCTATGAGGTTATTGGTAAAACCATTAAAGCTGTAAAGTTATTCCTTGAAAGCGATTATCAGGTAAGCCGTAAAGGATACAAGGCTTATATCAGAGAGAATGCCGTTGAATTATCTGACAAGCCATACATTAAAGATGCTCTATGTGGGTTCCTTAATTATCTTGGTATTGGGTACTCTCGTACACGAAAGGAGAAAACCGTTAAACCTTTGGAGAAGCTAAGCGATGTTTCTGAAAAGAACATGAAACTGATGAATGAATTTGTGTATTACCTTACGCAGGATGAAGATTACTCTCCACACACTCTTGAAATATATTCATTTTCAATTAAGAAATATTTCGAATACGCCAACGAAGTATCAGTTGACAATTACAAGCGTTTTGTACGGATGCTGGAGGATGAGGGATTGTCTCCCAGAACAATACGCCTACGTATTACCGCACTTGAACGTTTCAGCAAATGGATGAAGAAGCCGATAGAGTTGAAGCGCCCAAAGTTCAAGAAGGAGTTGAATACGGAGAATGTTCCGACAGAAGCCGAATACAACAGGTTGCTTGAATATTTGAAAACTTGTCCTAACCGCGACAGGTACTTCTTCATCAAGATACTGGCTACGACTGGGGCGAGGGTAAGCGAGTTCTTCCAATTCAAATGGGAGGACATCCTTTCCGGTGAAGTCACTCTAAAGGGAAAGGGAAACAAGTACCGGAGGTTCTTTTTCAGCAGGCAGCTACAGGCGGAAGTAAAAGCATACGTAAAGGAGAGTCACAAGACTGGATATGTAGCAGTTGGTAAGTGCGGAAGGCTGACACAGCGGAGCTTGTGCCAGTCAATGAAAGACTGGGGCGATAAGTGCGGAATAGATAGAAGCAAGATGCATCCTCATGCTTTCCGGCATTTCTTTGCAAAAATGTATCTGAAAAAAAACAATGATGTGGTACAGTTGGCTGACCTATTGGGACACGGAAGTATTGATACTACAAGAATTTATTTACAGAAAAGTTATGACGAGCAGAAAAAAGAATTTAATCGAAGCGTTGTATGGTAGCTTCATGTTCATGGATAACCTTCCGGAATTGATAGACCGGGAAAACATTTACGATGAGACCGGACATGTGGATTTGGAGTTTATGACTGCAATCCTGCAATGGATGTCAAGGATGGCAGAAATAAGTGTGAAAGTGCAGAAGTCGTTGAACCGTCTGTTGGGGTGTGACGAACTGGAGCAGAACAACAAGCGCAATAAGGATGATTCGGGAAGTAAATGGAGTGTGGAGGAAATCCTCATGCACTGCACGCTTGAGGACAATGTTTTAAAACTTCCTCAAGTACAATTTAATAAGAAGTCCTATGCTGAAGCAAAGAAATGGATTGAAGAAGCCGGAGGTAGCTGGATGGGTGGCAAGGTGCAAGGATTTACATTTCCATTTAATGCAGAACGAGTATTCAATATTCTTCATGAAGGTAAGCGGTGCAATTTACAGCAGGACTTCCAGTTTTTTGCAACACCTCCAGAAGTAGCCGACTGGCTGGTTATGTTGGCCGGTGGTGTGCACGATGATGAAAAGGTTCTGGAACCCAGTGCTGGTACTGGTGCTATCATAGATGCGATTCATCGAAGCTGTCCGGACGTAATTGTAGATTGCTATGAACTTATGCCTGAGAATAAAGAAATTCTATCGAAAAAGGATAATATACGTATTCTTGGAGATGACTTCACGAAGTGTGATATTGCACAGTATGATAAGATTATAGCAAATCCACCATTTAGTAAAAACCAGGACATTCGGCATGTAAGGCGTATGTATGAGTGTTTAAATCCCGGCGGTGTCCTGGCTGCAATAACTGGTCCTCACTGGGAATTTGGAAGTGAATCTGAGTGTAAGGATTTTAGACAATGGCTGGAGGATAATGGAGGGAAGAAATTCGAGATTAAAGAAGGCACTTTCAAGGAAAGCGGAACTGGAACTAAAACTATAACAATAGTAATTAATAAGTGAAAACGAAATTGTATTACCTGTTCCTGGCAGTCATGTGGTGGCTGCTGGGGTAGGTGGAAAGGAAAAACTATGAAAAGAGAAGATATTGAAAAAGCAGCAAAGCGTACTATTGATGAATATAATCTCAACCCTGAATATGGTTCATATTTTGAACACGGTTTCATAGATGGCGCAGACTGGCGCATCAACAGCGTGTGGCATGATGTTGACAAAGAATTACCAGAGTACAACAGGCACGTTGTAAACGAAGACTGGTTTGACTTTACCGCAAAAGATGAAAAGGATTTGAAACGCATTATGAATCAGTACCCATTTAAACGATGGGCATACATTAAAGACTTAATACCTAATACGGAGGAATAATTATGAACATAGAAATTAAATTCAGAGCGAAAAACAAAATAGGTTGGATATACGGCTATTTATCTTATGCTAATATTTTAAATAAAAAAGTTATGTGTATATATGACGGTAATGGAGATTGTATTGTAGATATTGACACTATCGGCCAGTTTACTGGATTGCATGACAAGAATGGAAATGATATTTACGAGGGTGACATTATTCAACTTCAATGTAAGGAAAACAAATATAATTGTCTTGTTGACTGGAATATAAATCTTGGCGCATGGTGTATTTCGATTGATAATAAATGTTTAGGAGTTAAACCTTTAGGAGAGTGGCTGCGTGAAGATAGTTTTATAGTAATCGGTAACATTTTTGATAACCCTGAATTATTAGAGGATAAGAAATGAAAGCAATATCCATCAAACAGCCGTGGGCAAGCCTAATCGCTCACGGTATCAAAGACATCGAAAACAGGACTTGGAAGTGTCCTCAGAAGTACATCGGACAAAGGGTGTTGATTCATGCTTCAAAGACTACAGTCAAGGAGGGATGGAGCGCACTAACAGAAACGCAGTTAGAGAGAGTATTTCCTCACAAGAATAAACTTTACGGAGATAATGAGTATCTTCCGAATGGTGCCATCATCGGCAGCGTAGTTATATCCGATTGCGTACAGAACCATCCTTCAGTCTGGGCAGAGAAAGGTTGTTGGAACTGGGTGCTGAAAGATGCGGTACTATTTGATAAGCCGATTATGAATGTGAAAGGGAAACTAAGTTTTTGGGATTTTAAGATGGAGGAAACAAAATGAGCTTACTTATTAAAGAAACTCAGTTACAAAGAATAATCAGAAAAACCGGCCGCAAACCGATACAGTGTAAATGCAAGTTATGTAAGCAGCAATGTCATACGCCTTGTTTGGGTACTCCGCAAGATGTTTTAAGGCTTATCGAAGCCGGATATAAAGACAGGCTTGCAGCAACGGAATGGTATGTAGGAATCCTTATGGGGGTAGTTGATATGCCCGTACCGATGATACAGGCCAAACAAGAAGGAGACTGGTGTACATTCTACAAAGACGGTTTATGTGAATTGCATGATTCCGGATTGAAACCGACAGAAGGAAAATTGTCTCACCATAGTATTCGAATTGATAATTTCAAAGCGAGTAAAAGTATTGCGTGGAATGTGGCCAAGGAATGGTTAAACGAAGAAAATGCTGAATGCATAGAGAAAATATGCGAAGCACTGCAGTAAATGTATGATTTTGAATTATTAACCTGCAAAAATTAATTTATGAAAGCAAAGAAAAAACAAGTTGTTGGCCTGCTCATCAATCTGTTAGAGTGGGCAATTGTATCAATGGTATTATCATCATTGATAATCTTAGGAGATTTTGATGTACCGTCCAGTTGGGTCTATCTTTCCTCTGTGGTAGTTTCATTTCTCATCCTATATGTGTTCTACTGGGAGCGTGGAACATATTATTTTGTCTCATTCGTCGCTGGTGGAGTTCCAGGAAGGGTGTTCCTGAAGTTTGACGAGCGTGTATCTCTTGATGTGATTGAGAATACCATATCCGACCTGTATTCCGGTGAACGGGTACTTGTTACCGGATACAAGACAGTAAGCAGATATGAGTATGAACTTAATATCAAGTCCTGATGGAACATTATCAGGCCAAAGGAGTAATATTTATGATTGTGGCTGTCCTGTTCTGCTATTCCATCGGGATGGTTGAGCAGGATACAGCACTTCTGATAATAATAGTGATGTTACTGGGTAACATACTGAATGTTTTATGTAAAATTCTAAACAAGCTGTGATGATGAAAATTGTCGTAACCGGCAGTGAAGGCTTTATAGGTAAAGCCCTCTGCAAGAATCTGAGAAGTCGTGGTGTTGAAGTGGTCGGTATCGACCGTGTGTGTGGAACTGAAGCTGCCGGCGTTCCGTGCCTTCTGGCCGGGGGTGGAATCGATGCTGTTATACATCTTGCCGCACAGACCAGTGTTTTCAATTCGGATCATGAAAAAATACTTCGTGACAACATTGATTCATTCGTAGCGATAGCTGACGGATGTAACCGGTTCGGGGTGAAACTGGTGTATGCCAGCTCTTCCACGGCAAATCCATGCAACACGACAAGTATGTACGGTGTCAGCAAGCACTTTGACGAAGTGTATGCTTCATTATATTGCAAGAAAGCTACAGGTGTTCGCCTTCATAACGTGTACGGACCTGACCAGCGGAAAGGGACTCTTCTCTATGCTCTCATGAATTCGGAAAAGGTCAGTCTGTATAATGGGGGAATGAACACCAGGTGCTTCACCTACATAGATGATGTGGTGGACGGGTTGATATATGCGATAGGTTCTGACAAGAAGCTGGTAAACATTGTCAATCCGGAATCATGTACCATACTTCAATTTGCGGAAGAAGTAAGGAAATACAATGGCGTTGATATTCAGTGTGTTTCCGAAAAGAGAGAATTCGACAATCCTGTACAATCTGTCGATGAAGGTATTTTTTCAGTACCTTTGAATTACACCTCAGTCAGTAAAGGGATAGCAAAGGTTTTTGGCTGTGAGGAAAGGTAGAAAGATAAGGATTGATGACTGGGACAAACCCGCCCGCGGCTGGAGGAAATACGAAAGGTTATGCAACATGCAGCCTAAAGTAAGAATCCACCGTAAGGGCGGGTTTTATTACATATCCCTGTTTGCAAGGACAAAGGATGGAATTCAATTTGAGGAAATCAAGAGTTCGGGTGAGTGTGCAGAAGTCATTTCGGAAGCCGCTACGGAACTGATACTTTCATTGATACGGCCGGACGATGAATGGTGCATAATTACCACACCGAAGCGCAGGCACATCACAGAGTACCATTTCGCCACTGACATTTGCCAAAAAATTGCCCAGGGGGTGAAAATAAAATTCTATGAATCTGCAATGCAGTGCCTCAACAGGACACGTATCAATCCTGAGTTTTATCTTCTCCGGCCAATTAAGGAACAGAGAGTAATACTCTTTGATGACATCTGCACGACAGGAAGTACATTAACAGCAGCCTACGATTTGCTGAAAGACCGGAAACAGGTAATCTGCATCGTCGGCATTAATAACCATTAGCCTATGAACAACAGGAAATTGACCGAAAAACAGGAAAAGTTCTGCAATTATTACCTTGACTGTGACGGTAATGCAAGTGAAGCATACAGGATGGCCTATGACGCATCAAAGATGCAGCCTGAGACGATATGGAGCAATGCAAGCCGGATGCTTGCAAGTAACAAGGTTTCAGCAAGGATAGACGAATTGAGGGCCCAACGTGCAGAAGCATCGAAAATTAGCCGTGATAAGGTGGAAAAGGTTCTCATGGATATTGTCATGATGGACCCGAACGATTTGTATCTTGTAGATCCTGTAACAGGAAAGATAAAACTTAAATCCCCAAGCCAGATGCCGAAGCGTGTGAGAAATGCCATGAAGAAGATAAGCAATGACAAGGGTAAGGTAAGCTATGAGTTCAACGGTAAGGTGGAAGCGGCGAAGCTTCTGGCCAGCATGAACGGATGGAACGCGCCACAACAGATTTCCATCGGAGGTAATCAAGGTGGAAATATCAATGAAATTCGTATAGGTTTTGACCAAGAAGAGGAGTGAATTCTAAAAAATAGAACGATAGTATTAGAAAAAATACGGAGGTTATACAAAAAATACTCTCATAATTCTAAAAAATAGAACATTTATGCTCATAAATCACAAGAAACTCAATCCGAATGCATTTTACCTGCTGAAATACCTGAATGATGCCACTATTCGATTCATCATCCTGTATGGCGGTTCTTCATCGGGTAAGTCTTTCAGTGTAGCACAGGCTGTGCTTATACAGACATTGCAGGACGGGGAGAATACGCTTGTGATGAGAAAGGTCGGAGCATCCATCAGCAAGACCATCTATGAAGATTACAAGGTAGCGGCATCATTGTTAGGAATCACACAATACTTCAAGTTTAACCAGAATGTAATCAAGTGTCTGTATAACGGAGCCAAGATAGATTTCTCCGGATTGGATGATCCTGAAAAGATTAAGGGTATCAGTAACTACAAAAGGGTACAGCTTGAGGAGTTGTCAGAGTTTGAGTATGCGGACTTGAAGCAGATTCGTAAGCGTCTGCGTGGTAAGAAGGGTCAGCAGATTATTGCGGACTTCAACCCGATATCAGAGACAAACTGGATAAAGAAGGACTGGCTGGACAACGAGAAACTGCATGATGTCCCTATGGTTGTAGAGATTGGCGGACGTATAATACCTTCAGAGCTGACAAAGGTGAAGTCTTTGAAGATGAACGAGGGACGCTCAATAGTGAATCCTGTAACTAAGGAAATTGAGGAGTATCCTCCCAATATGGTCGTGATCCAGACAACATACCTGAATAACTTCTGGGTTGTAGGTTCCCCTGATGGAACGTATGGATACTACGATGAGCAGTGTGTGATGGACTTTGAGCATGACCGTATTCATGACCCGGACTACTACAACGTGTATGCGTTGGGAGAGTGGGGCGTAATCAAGACCGGAAACGAGTTCCTCGGTTCGTTCAATGTAGGAAAGAACAGCGGTGAATACAGTTACATACCTGGATTGCCGATTCATCTTTCAGTGGACAGCAACGTATTGCCGTACATATCTGTCGGCTACTGGCAGGTAGACCTGAGCAAAGGTAAGGATATGTACCAGATTGCTGAGACCACGGCAGACAGCCCTAACAACAGCGCAAGAAGAGCTGCGAAACTGGTATCCAAGCGACTGCATGAGTTTGGATATGACGATAAAATTTATCTTCATGGTGACGCATCAGCAAAAGCGGCCAACACTATCGACGATGAGAAGCGTTCATTCATGGACCTGTTCATTGAAACATTGAAGAAAGACAACTGGATTGTTGAGGATAAGGTCGGTAAAAGGAACCCGTCCGTATCCATGACCGGTGAGTTTGTAAATGCTGTGTTTGAAAAATCATTGCCCGGCCTCAGCATAAGCATAGACGATGGTTGCAGGGTATCAATAGAGGACTATCAGAGTGTACAGAAGGATTCCAATGGCGCAATCCTCAAGACAAAGATAAAGGACAGCGTAACGAAACAGTCCTATGAGGAACACGGACACCTTACCGATACTTTGAGATATGTTGTACATGACATCATGTACGAGGAGTATTCCCAGTTCTCGAGCCGTCGTAAACGCAACATGTATTCTGACAGAAGCGTGTTCGGATTCTTCAATCCTTCAGTCGAGTATCAGTATTCACAGAAGATAGTGTACATCATGCCGAATGTTGGAGGAAAGTTCTATATGTGTCAGGTTGCAAGGTGTGGAGAAAAATGGCATGTTCTTGACCTCGTAATGCGTGAAACTGTATCACTCGAAGAGATGAAGTCTGTTATATGTTCACATGATGCAGGAACGTACATCGTGGAATCGTCACCTGCATATTACCAAATGGCAAGGGAACTGAGAAATACGCTTCCGGAAGTAAGGATTAAGAAGGAATATCAGGATATGGATAAGAGAATAGCTGCTACATCCGATTTCATCAAGTCATACTTCCTGCTTTCTGAGACCGGTATGGAAAATGATGAGTATATGGCATTCATAACTGAAGTTCTTGACTACAATGATGAAAATATAAGTGGAGCCAGTGCTCTATTGAGCGGTATAGCGTATACATTGATAAAATCATATGTTAGTTAATATAAGAAATAAAAATATAGCAAAAATGTTATGTTTCTATTTGGAATATTATAGCAAAAACGCTATCTTTGCAATGTCTTAATAAATAAACGGTCTTTTAAATTATGAAGTACAATCAGTTTTTTGCGGAATTGACCGCAGCAGGTTGTTACGTTCTCAGGCACGGGGCTAACCACGATATTTGGTACAGTCCCAAGACGGGAAACAAGTTTGCTTTGTCAAGGCACGGCAAACAGGAAGTACCTACCGGGATGGAACGTAAAGCAAGAAAGGTTCTTTTGGGGGAATAATCCCCCAACCTTTTTGCACTTCATGGTTGGAAGATGTTTTTTGTTGAGACAATTGGGGGCGGCATAATGCCGTACCCCTTTTACTAAAAAAGAGGAAGTATGAAAGTTACGGCAATTATGGAAAAGGCAAAGGACGGGCATTATTCTTGCTATGTGGAGGAAGATTTGCCCGGTTTCGGATTATCTGGCTTTGGAGATACGGCAGAAGCTGCCAAAGAGGATATGATGAAAGCGTATCAGGAAATAAAAGAAATGCAGGAGGAAGAAGGCAAAGAAGTGCCGGAACTGGAGTTTACCTACAAATATGATATGCAGTCCTTCTTTGATTATTTCTCTTTCCTGAACGTAACGAAAGTGGCTGAACTGGCCGGTATCAATCCGTCTTTAATGCGTCAATACACATCAGGCGTAACCAATCCCGGACAAAAGCAGTACGACAAGATACGTGTAGCTGTGGAAAGAATCTCAAAGGAGCTTTCCGAAGCAACATTCTAAAGATAATGTACCGCCGTGAGGCGAGACCGTTTATTAAGACAAATGTGCCCTGTTCCGCATTTTGATGGAGCAGGGCTTTTTATTTGTCGCTATGCGTTATAAAAAATGACCTGTCGTTTTACTCAAAACGCCTTGTCGTTTTTTAAGTATTATATTTTGTAGCGAAAATGTTACTTTGTATTGTATGAGAAAGTTAAAGCCGGAACGTTATGCTTCCGGCTCTTGTATTTCCTTAAACATCTAACTCCAATAACTTTCTTAAATCCTCAAACGAGTGAATTTTGGATTAAACATTTGGATTCAACTTTATCTCCTTGCCACAGTGAGGGCAGTGTATAACTCCTTCTTTAGGTTTATCAAAGAGTTCCGGTATTTCAACACCTAAAGCATCAGCAATTTCTGCAAGTCTATCCATATTAAATTTATTACGAGAAACAGCTTGTGAAAATGAAACAGCCTGTATGCCTAATTTATCAGCAAGTTGTGCTTGAGTTATACCCCGTTCCTTACATAGTTCTTTAATTCTTAATTCTGTATTTGCCATAAGATTATATTTTAGGCATAAAAATATAGTTTATGCGCGAAAGGAAATTAGGAAAATTATTTATCAATCCTCTACTTTCTTTAATTCGAGTTTCGCTCCACAGTTAGGGCAAATTATAATATTGGTTGTTTCGTCTTGTAACAATTCAGATACAGAAATGCCAATAATAGAAGCTATTTCTTTTAGTTTATCTAAAGACGGATTACCATTTATTATTTGTGATAGAGATGATTGAGTTATGCCTTTCTCTCCTTTTTTATTAGTCATTAATGCGGCTACTTGACTAATGGTGAAACCTCTTCTTTGAATTTGCTCTTTAATATTCATAATGTATAAGTTTTAAATTACATCGCAAAGGTATCATTTAAATTATAAATGACCAAAAAATATTAGATATATCTACTTTATTATGTGCTTTTATTAGTTTAACTTTATAATTCTATTATGTTAATTATTAGTTAAACCTAATATTTTGTATTGCTATGTTAGCTTTATCTAATATATTTGCATCATCAAATAATAAGTGATAACAATTAAACATAAAGACTATGGCAACAACATTCAAAACTCAGTTAAGTTCAATCATGCGTATGGCATGGATGTTTGTAAAGAAGTACGGTTTCAGCATGGGAGAAGCATTAAAGCAAGCATGGCTCAATACAAAGCTGAAACAAGAGTTGAACAAACGTATAGTAAAGTTCTACTTTCAGAAGATAAACGGTGAAGTCCGTGAGGCGTGGGGAACACTTGCAAGCGACAAGATATCTGCTATCGCTGGAACAGACAACAGGAAGAAGAATGATAGCATATAGACCTATTATGATACTGCCAAAGAAGAATGGCTGTGCTTTAAAATCGCAAACCTAATAAGAATAGCTTAATATTAATAATGTAGGTAGGTGGTGCGAACACCTACCTACTGTAAACCAATCATATAAATATGAATAATCCAGTAGTTTACGACTACAAAGGTAGTCAAATTTCATTCATCAGTGGTGAAAATGTGATGGTAAATGCCACACAGATGGCAAAGTTTTTTGGAAAATCCCCTAAAGACTTTCTAAAGACAGAACAAACCAAACGGTTTATTGCTGCTTTAAGCGAGGTGAAGAAAATCCTCTCGACTGATTTAGTGAGAGTTGTATATGGTGATAATGGTGGTACATGGATGCACGAAGATGTTGCTTTAGAATTCGCCCGTTGGTTAAACCCAGCCTTTGCGATATGGTGCAATGACCGTATCAAAGAGCTATTAAAAACTGGCGTAACCACCGTAAGCAATGATGATGAAGCGATAGCTTATGCTATGCAAGTCTTAAACAAGCGTCTTGAACAGACAAGGCAAGAAAAAGCAATGCTTGAACAGCAGAACAACTATTTAACTACTGAAATAAAGCAGTCAGCCCCTAAAGTAAAGTATTATGATGACTGTCTGCAATCGGTAAATACATTGACTACTACACAAGTGGCCAAGCAGATAGGACTGGATGCAGAGAAATTACATAAAAAGCTCAAAGAGATAGGGGTAATATACCGCCAGTCAGGTCAATGGCTTTTGCATTCTCCGTATTCCACATGGGGACTACATGCAACACGCACGCAGACTTATACACGTTCTGACGGTTCTACAGGTACAAGTATATATACGGTTTGGACTGAAAAAGGAAGACGGTTTATCATCGCACTATATCAGGAAGGATTTGACTTGAAAAAGGCTATCAAACTGTTATAAGAATAAATTCAATAAGCATTTATATAGAATATCATATACGTTTTAGAATTATAGATTATGGGTAGAAATGTTGCTAAAACTCAATCATTTGAAGTATTGAGTCAACGTATAAACGAACTTGAAATGATATGCTCTCAACTTAGTGTGATGATGAGAAAGATAGAAATGAATTTTGAAATCGATACAAAAATCCAGAAACTTTTGGATAGTGCAAAGGAGCAATGCGAAGTATCCGGAAGAACTGTTACAAATAATATCCATTTACATGTGATAAGAGGAGGTAAATATGAAGAAATCTGAATACTATTCTAAAATAGTGTCATTATATCCGTTATTGTTAAGGTTCTCTTATCGTTATTTTAGAATAGAAGATGACAGAAAAGATATTGTCATGGATACGATATGTAAAATGCTTGAGAACTATGGTAAGTATAATCCAGAACATGATATATGCTCATGGGGATATGTGATAATGAAAAACCTTTATTGTACTAAATATAATAGGTCTAAAATTATAAGTTTTATTGATATTGCAACAATTGATGAACCTGCTGTTATAGATGTTGATGTAAGTATTACAATTATGCTTGAAGAAGTAAGTAAGATTCTATTAGATAGAAGAGTAAAACGTGATGAAGTCATTCTTTTTTCAGAGGGATATTCATATGATGAGATTAGCATTATAAAAAAGATTCCATTAGGAACTGTGAAAAGCAGAATTTCTGATAGCCGTAAACTTCTTAAAATGTTTTATTCAGAAAGAATTTTGTTCTAAAAAAAGAAAGCAGGCCTGATTGTCGGTCTGCTTTTATTTGTATGTATTTATAAATATTCAATGGTTTAAGAGTTCTTTTGTGCAGTATGGCATATACCATCATAAAATTAGGGTAAGGTTGGTTTTATTTACAATATATTGATACATAGTGATTTATTTGCATTTTAACCAAACAGGAAAAATGCAAGATTTTTGCAAAATCAACATTGTATATACCCATAATTTATCTTTGTCATATAAGGATAAACTATGGGATATACAATTTTAAAACAGGATACTATTCCGGCATGTGCTGGGCTGAAAATGGCCAGTGAACCACAGACTATATCAACACCAAAGGAGGGTGTAAAAGATAGTGGTTATATTGACCGTTGTGACGTGCATGAGTTATTCGTATCCCCACTGGTTTGTGGCCATAATTACATGGAACTGTTCCGTTCTGTTCCAGAAGTATTCTTTCCGATTGATTACATTGCTTCACGTATATCAGGTTCCGGATTCCAATTGAAGAAGGTAAAGGACGACAGCGTGGTCTGGGAAAACAAGAGAATGAACCAGATTCTCACAAAGCCAAATTGTCTTATGTCCTGGAACGAGTTGATATATTCACACTTCGTATATAAGCTGTGCACTGGCAATGCTTTCTTTCGTGCTGCTATGGGAGAAACATTCAAGGACCAGCCAAAGTGGAAATGGTGTGATAACTTTTGGGAACTTCCTGCTGATTTTGTTAATGTAGAGCCGAATCTTGGAGTTAACATACCTATGTTCGGTATAGCCAAGGAAGAGGAAATTATACGTTGCTATCGCCTGAACTATGGTTATGTAAGTACAATGGATATTCCATCGTTCCAGATATGGCATGACCGTGACGGCTCACCTGAATATATGTCAATAAACGGGTTCTTGAAATCACAGAGCAGGTTGGCTGCGCATCTGAAACCTATTTCCAACCTTCTAGCCGTATATGAAGCGAGAAACGTGATTTACGTTAAACGTGGTGGTTTGGGCTTCCTGGTATCAAACAAGAAGGATGAAGCCGGTACTGCAGCAATGACAGAAGATGAAAAGAAGGAAATACTTGACAGTCATTTTGGAAAATTCGGGCTGGACCAACGTAGGCTTCCGTATGGATTAAGTGACGTTCCCTTGTCATTCGTAAGAACAAACCTTACCATCAGTGAGTTGCAGCCATTTGAGGAAACTCTTACTGATGCTATTCAGATAGCCGGAGCATACGGTATCCCCTCAGTTCTGGTACCGCGTAAGGACCAGTCAACATTCAGCAATCAAGCAACCGCGGAAAAGGCTGTATATACATCTACCATCATACCGATGGCCAAGAAATTCTGCAAGCAGCTAACTGCATTTCTTGGTCTTGAGGAAGGTGGATATTATTTGGACTGTGATTTCTCTGATGTGGATTGTCTGCAGCAGGGGTTGAAAGAGGCAGAGGAAGTGAAAACACTTATAAATACCAGATGTAAGGAACAGTTCCTGAGCGGACTCATCAGTATCAATGACTGGCGAGCGCAAATCAAGGAAAGCAGATTCGAAGAACCTATGTTTGACAAGACTTTGTTCGAGATGTCAGACGAGGAGAGAGAGATAGTAAAGAATGTAATTAGTCTTAACACAAAAAGTGAAGTTGAGAATGGAAGAGAAAACCAAAAGCCTACAGTACAAAACGAAGGCAAATGATGTGGATGAGAAGGGTATCGTAACGGTAGCTGTGAACGGTATCGGTGTGAAAGACTCACAGAACGACGTTTCCATGCCTGGTTCCTTTAACAAGACGTTGAAGGAAAATATCGGCAGGATGAGATGGTTTCTGAATCACCGTACAGACCAGTTGCTTGGCGTTCCATTGAGCGGAGAAGAAAAAGAAGGAAACCTAATCATGGTTGGCCAGCTTAATCTTGAGAAGCAGATTGGACGTGATACATTGGCGGATTACAAGCTGTATGCTGAGAATGGAAGAACACTTGAACACTCTATCGGTGTGAAAGCAATCAAGCGTGACGAGACTGACCCGTGTAAGGTGCTTGAATGGAAGATGTACGAATATTCTACTTTAACAAGTTGGGGGAGCAATCCTCAGACATTCCTTGTAAACCTCAAATCGGGTACACAGGAGCAGGTGAAAGATGCCATTGAATTTGTCCGGAAAGCGTTCAGGAATACCGATTATTCGGAAGAACGATTAAAACAATATGATATGGAATTGAATCTACTTCTTAAAGCAATTAATGGAGGTAACGTGGTAACTTGTCCCCATTGTGGCCATCAGTTCGACTATGATTCACAGAATGAGGTGACATTCTCACAGCAGGTTCTTGATTATGCTAATATGTATTCAAGATGGCTTACTGACCGTATTGTCAGTCAGGAGATAGACAAGCTGGAACCGGAAGTGCGTGCTGATGTCATTGCACTTATTGATTCCGTGAAGTCTGAAGGACAGGAACTGACAGAAAAATCAGTACAGAATTTCATGGCATACGTCCGTTGTCCGGCATGTTATGGGAGAGTATATAGAAGTAACGCCTTGTTGCAGGATAATAGCACAAACATCTTCTCCGGAAAGTCTGAGCCGTTGAATGACACTCAGGATAAAACTGACGGTAAGCAAGAAGATGATGATGTTAAGAAAAAAGCCGCTGATAGCACTTCTTTCTTCGGTCCTTTGAATGAGGTATTTAGTAATAATGATTAAAATTTTAATTGAAGATGAAGAAATTTACAGTTGCAGATTTCGGTCTTAAGACTGACGGCCTTCCTCAGGAACAGGCTACATTTATGAACAACATCGCACAGATGATGTGTAATGTCATCAACAAGGCGATGGAGGGTGTTATCTCTCCGGAAGATATGGAAATCAAATTGAAGGGGCTTAACGAAAAGCTGAACGGCTATGATGATGAGAAGTTCAAGCAGCTTGCTAAGGATAACGAGGAACTCATTAAAACGGTTAAATGTCTTGGTGAGACTATCGAGAAGCTGAAATCTAAAGGTATCGGCATGGAAGTTATCAACAAGTTTGATGAAAAACTGAACGAAATGCTTGATTCAGAGAAATTCAAGGAATTCGCGTCTGGTAATTGCCGTAAGTCGGGTGTGTTTGAAGGTTTCTGTTTGAAGGACATTGTATCAATGACAGATAACTATACAGGAGACCACCTTACTACTCAGCAGCAGAATCGTGTAGTTTCGCAGGTAGCCAACAAGCGTGTCCATATGCGTGATGTTATCACTACATTGCAGGGAGATCCGAAGTACCCGAATCTTGCGTTCACACAGGTGTACGATTTTGACAGAAATGCGCGTTATGTTACTGAGAATGGAAAGCTTCCCGAATCCAGCATTAAAGTGAAGGAACAACAGACAGGTACGAAGCGTCTTGGTACTCATATCCGTCTGTCAAAGAGAATGCTCAAGAGCCGTGTATTTATTCGGTCATTCATTCTAAAGATGCTGCCTGAGGCTGTATACAATGCTGAAGACTGGAACATTCTGTTTGGTGACGGAAATGGAGAAAACCTGCTTGGTATTGTAAACCATTCAGGGGTGCATCCTATTGAGGAAATCATCAGTGATTCCATTGTCAGCGGTACTGCAGGTTCCGTCAAATCTGTATCCGGATGTAACTCAAACAAGGATACGATTGTAGAGTTTACAAATCCGCAGGACTTGATTCTCGACGGAATGACAATCACATTTACAGGAGCCACAGGAATTACTGCTCTTAACAGCGCAAACCAGTTGGTCAAGATGAATGACCGTCAGATTCTATTGAAGGGCGTTGCGTACTCGGAAGAGACTTCTACTGCATCAATGACATTCAAGGTAAGTAATAGTGCGTTCAAATCCGTAGATGAGCCAAACTCTTTGGATGTTGTCAAGACTGGTTTCGCTGTAATGACGTACGCTCAGTACACTCCAAATGCAATTGCTTTGAATCCTATTACTGTGAACGCTATTGAGTCTGAGAAGGACACGACTGGTCGTAATCTTGGTATCATAACTACCGTAAACGGTGTGAAATATATTGCAGGTCGTCCTATTATCGAAACCAACAATATTCTGCCAGGGAAATATCTTATCGGTGATTTCAATATGGCTGCTTCCCTTGTTGATTACACCTCTTTGACTATTGAATGGGCTGAGGACGTTGAAAGTAAGCTGCAGAACGAAGTTGTACTCATTGCTCAGGAAGAAGTAATTTTCCCAGTATATATGCCGTGGGCATTCGCTTATGGAAGTCTGTCAGCATTGAAAGAAGCAATCACTAAAGCCTGATGCTTATGTATTTGCTTAATGGAGACGAGAAGGCTCTTGAATCTGTCATAAAAGAACAGCGTATCCGTATTGGCCGTGGGTTGATTACCATCACCCCGGTCTCGGAAGCTGGGCTTGTTCCGGAAGAGGATGTCAAAAAGACATTCGAGAGCCAGCAGAAGATTATTGACAATCTTTCTGCAAAGAATGAGAATTTACAGAAGGAGAATGAAGAATTGAAAGCAAAGATAGCAGAACTTGAAACACACTTAGATGATAACAAAGATGTTGAAGATGCAGACTCTAAAGAAGTTGAGCAAACCGACACTAAAGAGGTTTCTGCCGAAGATGAAAAGGCAACCGTTGTTCAGGACGAGAAGAAAGTTTCTGCTTCGAAAGCGAAAAAATAAGGAATTGCCATGTTGATTGATGTGTCATATTTTGTAGAAGGCCCACGTCATATTCAAAACGCCTCAACATCAAAGACGGCCGGTGCCGATTCTTTAGCAGTAACCGGTCATATTGAAGCATATATTAAGGAGTTGCAGCCTGTTTTCCTCGAAGCCATGCTTGGGGAAAAAGAAGCAGGTTATGCAATGGATTACCTTGATTTGTCTGATGATGAAGAAAAAGAAGATACTGAGCCTTCAAAGTATGAAACCGTATGCAACAGACTGAAAGAGCCATTTGCTGATTTTGTCCTGTTCCATATATTGCGTGACGCTTCATCTGAAGCTACAATAACTGGGAATGTAAGGCTGAAATGTGCCAATGAGTACATTTCACCTGTCAATGCCCAGGTAATTGCATGGAACAGGATGGTTTCCGCCAATGTGAAGTTCATCAAGTGGGCGCGTGAAGGTAATTGCCCGATTGACCTTGTCACGCAGACCAACATGTTGATCAAGATTAACCAGTTCAATCTATGAAAGGTATAGTTGAAATTATTGGAGATGTAGTAAAGGAAATGAGTGGGAACCTTACCATCGTAATGCCTGCTGACATCGAGAATGACAGGTTCGAGGAAGTTGTTAATCCGGAACTGAACTACATATTTGGTTCGGCCCAGTATGTGAAGGATAAACTTGATGAATACAGCAAGGTGCCTTCAACATCAGAACGTAAGTTCCCGCTTGTCGTACTGTTCTGTCCTGTTACAGAAAAGAGAGACAGTCCGGACTATTATTCTAAGGTTTCACTGAATATCCTTATAGCGTGTTCATCAACGAAGAGCTGGAGCAATGAACGGCGTCTGTATGCTTCATTCGTCAACATTCTTCGACCAATTTATGAAAGGCTGATTGAGGTAGTCAGAAATGATGGAAGGTTTGATATATACTATGACAGCATCGTTCCGCATGAATATTCTGAGAACTACTCGTATGGCAGATACGGAGCCTATACGGAATCCGGAGAGGAAGTGAGCGAGCCTATTGATGCCATAAATATACGCTCGATGGAATTAATTGTTAAAAATCAAAGTTGTAGGTAATGAGAAATACAAGAGTGTGCGAAAGCGCAGAAATGAATACAGGTGGTTCGGCCTGCAAGGTTGACTGGGGTAAGGTAAAAGGTGCAATACTTGTTGAGCATGGAGTAAAACTACCGGCAAATATTACTGCCGATGAGTTGGAAAAAAAGTGTCATGCTGACAGACCAGGCAGAATTTATCCTATTCATACATTCGTTGAATATGCGAAGAATGGTGGTGAAGCTCAGGTTAGTGCTGTGGGATACGGAGCGAACCAGTACAATGGCCTCAACGCTCAGACAGATACTTTCACGCTTCCTCGTTTTGATGAAATTCTGAATGCTGAGCTGTTGCGTTGTGCTAACAAGGAATGGGATGTGTACTTCTGGGATTCAAACAGAATGCTTATCGGTTACAATGATGGAACTGATATTCTTGCCGGAATTCCGATGTCAACAGTATATCCAGGTGCCACACCGTTCAGCACAAGCAGTGCGAAGTCAAGTATGACGGTAAATTTCTGCCACATGGATGCAGAAGACAGCCAGTTGAACTTTGACTACTTGAAGTTGGATTTCAATCCTGCGAATGTGATTAAGGGATTGACTGAGGTCATGTTGGTTGAAAATGAAAGCAACAAATTCAAGATTATTGAATGTGTCGGTGGATATGACAGAACTGCAGAATTTGCCACTGCATTGTCCTCAGGTGCATCCGAGGTATTTGAAGGGGTTACATCAGCTTCGTATGAGGACGGTTATCTCACAATTACTCCTGGTGACGGTGAGATTTCAGTTAAATCACCTTCTGTTCTGTACGAGAAAGATGTCAAATGGGTTGAATTTGTTAAGGTGGTCAAAGCGTCATGATTGTAGATGGAGTCAATTTTGTGGAAAAGCAGGTCAAGATGATGTCGAAAAAGAAATTCATTGATACTCACATGACCTGTATCTGGCAGAAAGTTGCTGAGGAGAATCGAAGAAAGAAACTTTCTGACGTGTATGACCGGATTGCTGGTAAGTCTGTAAAGGATGCTGACGGTGAGTCTGCTGATAAGTGATGGTTTTGGTTGATTAAGCCGGGCGGAAGTCCGGCTTTAATTTTAATTGTATGGCTGATTTCGAGAAATTGGAGAATGTGATAAACAGAATTGCATCAGGATTTGAAAAGTCATGTATGGATTGCCTTCAGGAAAACAATATAGAAATTGCAGACCTTGTAAGGGAACAGCTATATTCTGGTCTTGACGGTAATACAGACAGTCTTAGACCAGGATATTCAGAAGATCCATATTTTAGAGAAACTACATCTATGTGGCATAATGATCCAGACGGGTATATTGAATGGAAAAGGAAGATAACACCTCCGATAAAAAGTCCGAGACTGAATCTTCCTCCAAGGCCTGTTGATGTTCCTAACTTGTATATTACCGGTCCGTTCCATGAAAGTATCCGCGCATCTGTTGCAGGTGACACTCTTTCGATTGATACTGTGGGATTCGTTGATGGTCCTGACATAGTAAGGAAATACGGGAATGACATTCTCATGTTGGGAAAGGACGCAAGAGAGTATGTTGTACTTCAACTTCTCGAGCCTTTTTTGAAACGTTTTTTCAAACAATGTGGGTATAAATGATGGGATGCGGTTGCGAGAATAAGAAAATCATGTCTGACTATGAGCGTGTGGCCATGCTTGCAAAAAAAGCTGCCATGCTGGACGGATGTGTGTACGTTGTGTACAGGAAGAGTGACGGTACCTACTCGTTCGATAAGGAAGGTACCAAGGTGGATGGCGTTATTGTTGAATATAAACATTACTTGTGATGGGAAATTTGAAATTGAAGGATTTCGTCGATGAGGAATCATTGAAGAAGTTGCAGGAACTTAGGAGTACAATATCAGATGTAAGGCAGGATTACAAGGATGCTGCATCGGAACTTATCAAGGGACTTACTGTTGACGTCAAGGTAAAGGGAGATATTGACAAGTTGCAGGCCATATATAATACTCAGGCTAAGAACGTATCTTCCGCATCTGAAAAACTTACTGATGCATTCAGTCGTCAAGCAGAGGTCGCTGAACAACTGATGAAGAAAATCAAGGAGAAGGCAGATGCAGAAAAGCTGAGTACAAAAGAGGTAAAGGAATTGTCAAAGGCATCAGCAGAAGCATCCAAGGCAATGCAGCAGGCTGCAAAGGCTGAGGAAGCAATGAATAAGGCCCAGAAATCTGCGAACACTACCAGAAAGGCTGCTGCCATGACCGAAGAGGAGCGAATCCGTTTCATCAAGGAATCTTTGGAGTTGGCAGACAAGGAGGTGCATAGCATTGAGGAAGCAAATGATGTTAATAAAAAATTGCGTCAGGCTGTAAAGATGGTACGTGATACTGATGAAGATTATAAGAATACTCTTGGAAAACTTAATTCTACTATCGGTGTCAATACAGATTACGTTAAACGTAACAGTGACCGATATACTCAGCAGAAGATGGAAATCGGAAACTACAAGGAGAACATCAAAGCTGCATGGATGGAGATAGAGCGAGGAAACAGCTCCATGAAGAATATGGGTATCATCGCATCGAATGTCGGTAATATTTTAAGACGTAATTTTTCTAAAGGCATAAGTAATGTAGGTGTTGGTGTCGCATCAATGGTAAAAGGATTTGTAGGAGCACAGGCTGTACTGACAGGTGTTCAGAAGTTAATATCATTGTTCAAGGGTGGAATACAGACATCTATTGAATTTGAAGCTGCTAACTCAAATCTTGCTGCAGTCCTTGGTACAACATCTGATAAGATTAAAGACTTGCAGAACGATGCCCGTGAGCTTGGAGCATCAACCAAATACACAGCAGCAGAAGCCACAAACTTACAGATAGAACTTGCTAAGTTAGGTTTCACAGCTCAGGAAATTAAAGACAGTACACAGTATATCTTACGGTTTGCTCAGGCTACTGGTGCAGAACTTCCTGATGCGGCTTCGTTGGCCGGAGCAGCTTTAAGAATGTTCGGTGCCTCAACAAAAGAGACCGAGCGTTACGTGTCCGCAATGGCTGTATCTACAAGTCGTAGTGCGTTGTCATTCTCTTACCTTGCGACAGCGATGCCTATTGTTGGCCCTGTTGCCAAATCATTTAACTTTACCATTGAAGACACGTTGGCGTTGTTAGGAAAGCTTTCTGATGCTGGATTTGATGCGTCAATGGCTGCGACAGCTACACGTAACATTCTGCTTAATCTTGCAGACAGTAACGGTAAGCTTGCAAAGACATTGGGTGAGCCTGTTAAGACTTTGCCAGACCTTGTAAATGGGCTTGTCAAGTTGAGGGATAACGGAGTTGACCTTAATACCACACTCGAACTTACGGATAAACGTAGCGTGTCCGCATTCAATGCGTTCCTTACGTCAGCTGATAAGATTGTCCCACTCAGAGAACAGATTACAGGAGTAGAGGGGGAGTTGCAGTCAATGGCAGATGTGATGTCTGACAATATGGCTGGTTCGTTGAAGTCATTGTCATCCGCATGGGATGAACTTATGCTTACCATAAACGGAAGTAACGGATGGATGCGCAGCGTGGTTGACTGGGTTACTGGTATGGTACGTGGACTTTCCGCTTTACTTGCTTCTGTGGAAACAATCGAGACAAAAATGATGTCCGGATACGAGAAGTCATACATGAAAATCACAAAGAGTGCGGACATTATTGGGAAGTACGAGGAACAGATAGCTAGAGATACAGAGAAATACGTGAAGCAGGGAATGTCTGCAAAAGAGGCTGAGGAAAAAGCACGTGACATACAGCTTAAATCACTTGAGGAACGTATAAAGAAGGAAGAAGTGCTGATAGCTGATGCGGAAGCTAAGAAGAAAGAGATACAGGATAAGGAAACTTGGTATAATAAGGCATACCTTCATAAAATGGAGGATGGAAGCTATAAGACATATGCTGCTATGGAACTGCAACAGTCCGAAGCTATCGCAAAATCAAAGGCAATGATTTCAGTGTACAGATCGTTGTCGAGCGAGATAAAGAATGTGTCAGGTGCAAGTACGACTGGAGGTAATGGTGTAAAAATAGAAACAGATAAGGAGAAGGCTGCACGTTTGAAGGTTGAAGCTGACTTGCAGAGGTCTCAGACTGCACTCATGGAAGAAGGACTTGATAAGGAACTGGCTACAATCCGCTATGGTTACCAGCAGAAGATTGATGCAGTAAAAGGTAATTCATCCGCAGAAATGGCGTTGAGAAAATCGTTACTTCAAGAAATGAACAACGCTTTGTCGAAGGCTTCTGAGGAGTATGAGAAGAATCGTGCTAGTATTGACCTTCAGAATCGTCTTGCCTCGGTTGAGGAAGGAAGTGATGAAGAAATGTCAATTCGTCTTGATATTCTTGAAAAGCAGAAGGAAGAAGAAATTAAGGCTGCTGAAAGTAATGGTGCCGATGTGAGCCTCATCGAGCAGAAATATCTTAATGAAAGGCGTAAGATTTATGAGGAATATGCTGCTGATTATGTTGATGAGATTTCTAAATCTGCCGCAGCCGAACAGGTTGTAAGGAATGCACAATATAATTCCGACCTGAAAGAGTTGGAAAAGCTGCATGCCAAGAAACTTATTTCGGATGAGGAATATGAGAAAAAGAAGGCTGATATAACAGAACGGTATTCTATTGATACAGCCAAGGCTGCCATATCTTCTCTTGAGGAACAGTTGGCAGTAGAGGAACTGAATGCTGATAAACGTGAAGAAATAGCCGAAAGACTCCAAAAGGCTAAGGCTGATTTGGCAAAGGCTGAAGCAGATGCGGAAATAAACGAATTGGAACGAATCAAGAAGAAAGAGGAGGATATGGAGGATGAGCGAAATGAAAGAATCCAAAAAAGTATCAATATTGCTATGGATGCACTTTCTACGGTTGCAGATTTCGCTTCAACGATGTATCAGCGTGATATAGAGGAACTCGAAAAACAGCAGGAAGCAAACGAAGAAGCATACAATGCTGATGTTGAAAGGATTGAAGCACTTGCCGAAAGTGGAGCAATATCTGAGGAAGAAGCTGAAGCAAGGAAAAGAGCTGCTGAAGCTGAAACATCAAGAAAGAATGAGGAACTTGAGAAGAAGAAAGTACAGTTGCAGCAGAAACAGGCTAAGTGGGATAAAGCTGTACAGATAGCACAGACTGGAATTGCAACGGCACGTGGTATAATGGAAGCATGGCAGTTAGGTCCTGTTCTTGGTGCCGTAATGGCTGCCGTTGTTGCCGCAATGGGTGCTGTGCAGGTTGCTACTATCGCAGCAACACCAATTCCTGCATACAAGGAAGGTACTAAGAACGGTGGACATATTGGAGGATTGGCTATCGTTGGTGATGGTGGAAAGCATGAGGTTGTTGTGTATGGTGGTAAGTCATGGGTAACTCCAGATGTTCCTACCGTGGTAGATTTACCGAAAGGTGCTGAGGTGTTTCCTGATATAAATGAATTCGTTGGGAATGTAAGAATGAATCCTATATATGATTCAGGAATAAGTAGTCCTGTTGTTGTAAATGATTATTCTGAACTATCTCGTGAGATGAAAGGAATGCGTGTAGAACTCAGGAAAATAATGAAGATAATACATAAGGAAGCATACAACTCTAATTATGAACATTATAAAAGTACAATATTATGATAACTACATTAAGCAGGTTGAGTATGTTTGATTTTATTGAACTTCTTTGTGGAAACAGAGAAGTTCTTATGGAGGAAGGTGATAATCATTCCATGCTGGAAAATGTGGCTTCAGAATTGATATATCAGTATCAGAGCATAGTAAATCCTTCCGGAATAGAATCTGCAATTTTAGAAAAGGAAGAGAAAATAAAGATTAAGTACAGGATTACTATTGCAAAGATATTGAAGGCGCTTATTAGCATAAACGCTGTAGATGATGTTGTTGGACTTCTGTCAGAAATGGGAATTACTGGTATTGAGCGTGAAAAGATTCCTTCAAGAATAGACCGTATGATTGCAGAAGCGGAGTACATGAGAAAGAGGATTGAAGATACTTCTTCCGCTGATAGAAAGAAAAATACTCCTGATGATGTACGTGCATCATTTGACAGGGAGATAGCGTTTCTTATGACTTATTTCAAAATGAATATTGACACAAGAATCATTACTGCAGGTGTGTATGCGAATATGGTTCATCAGGCAGATGTTGAAATTAAAAGAAAATTGCATCGTTAGATAACTTTTTTGCTGCTTGTCGAATTTTTTTCCGTTTGGTTTGTAACACGATTGTAACACTAATAATCGTAATAGACATGGAAGAAAAATTCGACAATGTGGCTTTATTGCCAGTAATTAATGAGAAATGTGACATAATAATTCATCTTTTATCGTCACTTTGCGACAACCCGGATTTTCTTATAGACTTACTCAGAAAGTCTACTGAGAAGCAGAATAAGTTTTCATCATCTCGAATGAAAATATTGCATGGACATGGGGTTGGAGCAGATAGTGATTGAGCAATATCAGTGGATATTGGGACTGGCAAGAAAGTATTGCAGGAATATGATGGACGCAGAAGACCTTGCCGAAGAGACTGTGTATAAGATTCTGTCAAATAAAAGTAAATATGATTCTTCCAAGAGCTTCCGACCATGGTGCAGCGTTATTATGTTGAACACATATATAACAACATACAATCATGAATCATTGATACGTTTCGATTCTGAGGAGAAGGCTGATCATATCCATTCTTATTTCAATGCGGACAATGAAACGTTAAGGAATGAACTTTATGGGATAATTGAAAAATGCAGGAGAAAATCATGTTCCGTTGATTGCGCTATAATGTATGCTGAGGGTTACTCTTATGAAGAGATAGCAAAAAAGATGCATATACCATTAGGTACGGTTCGTAGCCGTATCTCGTTTGCTCGGAATATGATTAGGCAATGTGTTGTAGATTAATAAGTTAATTATGGTTTGACAATTGAAAATGGCGAAGTTTACGATTGCATATATAGTCAATCTGAACTATCTTTATAGTACAATTAAAATATAAGTCAAACCAAATAATTAGCATTATGGAAAAGAGTAATTTTCGAGTAAGAGTGATGAAGTATGCACACCAGTTAGCAAAAACAACAGAATACACGTGGAAAATCTGTCTTATTAAGGCATGGGAGTTATACAGACTTGCTAAAAATATGAGAAAGGGTATTGTGAAATTTGCATTCCAGAAAGTTGACGGAAGCATCAGACATGCTTCCGGAACATTGTACAATCTTCCGGCCGGAACATCAATTCACGGAAAAAAAATGACAAAGCCAAGTTACAAGACATTTGCATACTTTGATGTAGATAAAGGAGAGATGAGATGCTTTAAGATAGAAAACCTTGTAACTGTTTATTGATATGGAAAGTTTTATTGTTACTACTTCCGGGGAAGTATCATTTACTTTCCCGGCAAACGGGAGTGATTTCTCGTTGAAAGAATTGCAGGATTCTGTTAATGGATATATAGAGATTGTTCCAATAAGAAAGAATGTAGGTCCTTTGATTTTTAAGGAATTTGATAAGGAGGGGTTTGCAATAAAATTGACTGATGAATATATTATGATTGTTAACTCTGATGGGAAGATTGAGTCTCAGCAGTTCAATTATGTAGCAACAGTACTGGCAACGGCATCGGAATCCATAAGTCCTGGAGACTGGATTGCTGGAGATGTACTTGTCTGCAGAAGTAGCATGGTTAAATAGTTCGGTTTTGTGTAATGTATTTTATATCAGTTGTTTGCGTATTTTTGGATGAGCAGGATTTTAGGCAAGCCGTAGTCGGTTTGCCTATTTTTATATATTTGCTTTTGTTGAAAAAAGCATGAAAATGAATTGCAAATTCTATATATCACTTGGCTCTAGTAAAGTTGAAATATCAAAATCAAATTGCATTGATATTTCTGACATGATTACAAATCTTGATGACATAAAATTGTCGTATGTGAGGTCTGATTATGGTGGTGTTGTGAGAAAATGTGGTAGTACGATCACGTTGACTGGAAAGGCACGAAATATGATTGTTTCTTATTATACTGAGAATAAATTGAAATCGACAGGAGCATTTGCTGTTTATAGAATTAATAATAACTGGGAATATGACTTGCTGTTTGAATGCCCAATCGATTTTTCTACATTCAAGTATGATGGATATACTGCACAGATAGCCTGTCTAGATAATTCTGTTGCTGCAATATTGAACTCAAACAAGGGGACTAAGTATGAGGTTCTTGTTGATGAAGTCAAGGAAGGTAAACAGCTATATTTTGATGGGGTAAGGTTGTTAAATACTGTAAGAATTGTATTTACTGGAAATTCTGTTGATGATGAAAGTTATACGATAAGAGAAAATGTTGATTGCAGTGGTTTTGTATATTATATACCTCCTGTTTCTTATGCAGAAAGTGATATTCAAGTCGATGGATATGTAAAAATGAATGACCAGGAAGAAGGATTGTCTGGAACAATTGACACATCTTCTTCATGGGTGACTGCAGGGCCTAATCTTAATACAACGAGTTACTTTCTTGAAGCAGTTAAAGATGTCAGCATTGAGATTGATTTAAAGTCAATTTCAATAAATGTTGTAAACTCTGTAAGTGGTGAACTGAACGATGTAATGGTATCATTGTATAAAATTCCAGTGAATGGTAATCCTGTATCTATTGTTAGTTCGTTTGTAAATGCGAGTGGATTATGTAATGTAAATCTTTTGAAAGGTGAAAGGCTTCAGTTGTGCTTGCATCGTTTTATGCTTATTAATCCTGTTAGCTTTGGAAGATCTACATTTTATTTTTATAACCTTGGTGAACTTAGATGGAATGAGACTGGAGAAATAAGCTATATCGATGTTGTAAAGCCTTCTTCTTTACTGAATAATCTTATCGAAAAAATGGGGATGGCTTCTTATGTAAGGGGAGAAGTTAATTTTGATAATACGGAGTTAGACAAAATATTACTTGTTGCTGGTGAGTCAGTTAGAAAATTTAATTCAGCAAAGTTGTATACGTCATTCTCTGATTTTTGCAAATTTCTTGAAGTAGTAGCAGGAATGGTTTATGTGATAGAATCAGATGGAGAGAATACTAATATAGATGACGGTTCTGATGATGTTGATTATACAAAGGATTATGTATATGATGATGTTCAGATTGATGCAGATGAGTTTGTAAGGCCTGGAAAATATTTTACAGATTTAACAAATGAAGAAATTGATGCATTATTGCCTGATGATGTGACATTAGTTGATGTCGTGTTTTTTGAGGATTACTTATTCGGTGGACTTGGAAATAATGGGGTTTATTACTTCTTTAATTATCCTGGAATAGAGAAGTATAATGAGATGAATAGTAGTTTTGATATTGTTATAATAGATAAAAACATATTGTATGATTCTGTTTCAAAGAAATATTACATCACAGATTCAGTTAACAACAGATTAAATGATTATTTTATTTCGTCACTTGATTTTTCAAGATATAATCATCTTGCACGGTTTGGTGGATTTATTATAGGAAATATTTTTGATTCAGGGGAATACGATGGTGATGTAAACAGGGAGAATATTTTCTTCTCGAAAGAATTGTCTAAATTCTTGTACTATCAATCAGGTTCGTACTATAGTGTTTTTGAAGATTCTGAATCTTACCAAAAAGATGGCCGTTTAAATCCTTCTGCTGTTTTTGTTGATATTTCTGACCTTAGTAGCTACGATGATGGAACATCATATATCTCAACATCAGGAAACAGATTGCTTATGTATAATGGTCCTGTTCCTTCACTTCCAGAGAGGAACGATGGAGAAGATACTCCTGTAGTTATACCTACTGATAGGTATGTTATAAAATTTGTACATAGAAATTCTGTATTCTTAAATAGTGTGTCAAAAACTTTGAGTGTGGTCAGTGAACCTGAGTACAGCGTATCTTCTGGAAGGATTTACTCATCTGTGAAGGTTGGATATGCAAAACAGGACTATGATTTAGGGAATAATGGTAAGGATGAGTTTAATTCTACAATTGAATATTCTACTGGACTGAATCTTAAAGAGCAGACACTTGATTTTTTATGCCCATACCGTGCTGATAGTTATGGATTTCAGGAATTGTCGAAGAAGAATGTTAATCAGACATCTGATTCTGATAGTGATAATAATACATTCATAGTTTATACATCTATAGCAGATTCATGTTATAAATTGGATAGAAGTATATCTGTTGATGGAGTGTATACAGAAACTATATTTAATGCCAGATTGTTTCCACATTTTCTTATTGATGCAAATGAAAGGTTCCTTGCATCATATACTTCGCGTCTTATATATACTTCGAGTGATATTTTGGATAATATCATGATAAACTCTAATAGAGTGAACAAAAATGTATCTCTTGCATCGCAATTGTTTAAGGAAGGGGATATTACCGTTAAGACAAATGATTTCATATTGCCTGAAGACTGGAATGGATACGTAGATTTTGAATGGGATGGGAAATTATATAAAGGGTATCTGAAAAATCTTGATATTAATGTATGCAATGATGAAGTGTTTGAATATGAATTAATTGAATGCTAATATGTATAAGATAAGTCCTTTTACTCCATTATTCTTCAATCCATCTACGGATATTGGATTATCAAGCAGATATATGCAGTCATTCTCTCCGTATGACCATATTCTTTTGCAAATAATAGCATACAATGAAAGTAATTCCCCATCAGTATATATCGTTGATGTAATAGACGGGAAAAGGCGGATGGTTAACATGAGGTCTTGGTTGATGAACCCCAATGAAACTTTGTATTTCACAGAAATAACAGGATTGAATGATGGCCTATATTCTGTTGAAGTTGATGGGGTATGTTCAGAAGTATTCCGTGTGACAGATGATGTCTCTGGAACTGTTCTATTGCAGTATTCAAATCCTAATAATAGGATGAGAAAGGATGCTGTATTTTGGATTGATGGAATGCAATACTTTTTTGATTTCAGAATACCTGGTGGATTTAAGGATGATGATTGGGTTTTCGGAGTAGATAATGAGCAATATACAACTTCAGGTAATGATGTTATTGACATATATAGTATTGACAATGTACAGAAGTCTCTTACTATGGGAGGTTCAAAAGGCTGTCCAGTGTGGTATGCAGAGTTGCTAAACAAGGCATTATGTTGCAGCTATTTTTATGTCGATGGCGTTCGTTATGCCAGGGTTGATTCTAATGTACCTGAAATGAATGTACTTGTAGAGGGTATAAGGTCTTATGTGTTTAAACAGGCAATAAGAAGGGTTTCATTGTTAAATCCTGATATTGAAACGAACAACAAGATGATAATGAGACGTGTAGATGATTCACGTTATAGAACCATTGATAATGATAATTACAGATTTAAAACTATAGATTTATGACAAACGAAGAAAAACAGGAAATCATATCATCTGTGATTCAATCCTTACAGACAAATTCTGCTACAATAGACCAGTTGAGTGAGGTTGAATCTTGTTCAGAGGGTGATTTTATAGAGCTGAATAAGGGAAGAAAAATCAGTGCTGAGAATCTTGCAAAGGATGTATCTTCAAAAGTTCTTCAAGAAGCTAATCAGGCTGTCGCCGAATCACAGAACTATGCTGAGAAGTCCGAAGAGTCTGCAAATGAATCTGAGGAATATTCTGAAAAATCCAAGGAGTATTCTGAAGAAGCAAAGAGACAGGCTGTATTGGCCGGTCAGTCAGGTGAACTTGCGCAGTATGCGAAAGAACAGGGAGATTATGCGAGAGAACAGGGGGACAATGCTAAGGAGAAAGGAGAAGAAGCTGTTTCTATTGCGGAAGATGCTGCTAAAAGGGTAACGAATGATGTACTTTTTAAATACCAGCAAGCCTTATCTGAAGAGGAACAACAGCAGGTGAAAGATAATCTTAATATAGTCAATTCTGGGTTTCAGGTGTTGGAATGTAATGAATCTACGGCAACAACAGGACCTTCTGATTCAGGTGTTATTAGAATATACGATGTCCCACGTGATATAATGTTGGCTATAGTGATATGTAAAGTTGATGATAATGATTATCTTCAGTTAATTGTACATAGAACTAGTAATTTAGTAAATCTGCTATCTTATGATAATACCCATCATAATGTTCATATAAGAATACAATACGAGAATCCATCACCAAACCTGATTTTGACAGTAACATCTACCGATGGTAATTCACATAACTTTTCGGTTTACTGGTTATATTATCAAAGAAGTTCCGATCCTAATAAATTTCTAGGTAATTATGAATCAGAAGAAAAATTACAATCTGTTATAGGAGAAATCGGATGTTATGCTTATGTTGGAAATCCTCGTCACATCTATAACTGGGATACAGAGACAAATAAATGGAAGGATGGAGGAGAGCTTATTACTATTACAGATAAGGAACTATCTGAAGATTCAGACCGTCCTGTAGCTAATTCTACTCTTTTTAAGAAGTTCAATGAGATTGAAAAGAGCATTACTGATACCAAGAAAGAACTATCTGATAAGATTGATGAAAATATCTTCTTTAAAAATGTATCTAAAAATGGCGAAAGATTAGATTTGGTTTCCGCTGTCAATCTTGTTCCGGAAGAACTCAGAATTCATGGGTTTGAAGTGCGTTATCTTTCCGATGATGGTTCATGGATTGACGTTACTTTCACTGGTGATTCTATTGAAAACTGGAGCACTGAAAGTAACTGGAAACAGATTTCTGGTGGAGGTACTGGAAGCGGATTCTACAATGTTTCTGTGCAGCATCCATTGATAGAAGGGTATTACACTATTGAAACAGCACTTCAGGCAATCGCAAACGACAAGATAGATGATGAAGATAAGAAGGGTAAGATTATTACATTCGAAGTATCTGCAGGTAAATGGGAGGACTATCGTTTTTCAGGAACCAGCATTGAAAGCTGGCTTGAGCCTTCTGCCTGGGAACGTTTCGGAGGTGGAGATGCGATTAAGAAAATTAAAGTAACAAAAGGTATTTCTGTTCAAGAGTTGACGCCGGATGAACATGGACAGGTTGACCTTGAGATACCAGTTGTTGAAGTGGACCAGGCCGTTAATGAAAATTCAACTAACCCTGTAAGTGGAAAGGCTGTATTCAATGAGTTAAAGAAGAATACAGGCTCGGTGGCGTCAGGAATACAATTGAACGAGATAGGAGAGGGTGATCAGAAGGTATATTCTATCTCTCTTTTGAATGCAGGTGGTGAAGTGATAAGTACTACAGACCAGTTCTCCGGTGCCGGTGGCGGAAGCAGTCTTGCAACGAAGGTAATTCTTACTCGCGTTACAGCTAACAAGACTGTAAAGATTGGAGACGATGTGAAATTGACATACAAGTATGACCATGTCAATTCTGAGACTGGAGAATCAACGGGAAATCCGGCTAAGGCGATAGTGACAATCATACAAGGTGCTAACACCAATACATTAGAAAGTAACATCTATGCAGGAAGCAGCAATACTGTTGATGTGACAAAGTATATGGGAGTAGGTACCAATACTGTAAGGGTAAAGGTTCAGGTCGGTGAAGGCGCAGAGATGCAGGTTTCTCAAATTACATGGACAATCAATGTGGTTCAGTTGACTCTATCCAGTTCATTCAATATTGCAACATCTATCAATAGAGGAGATAGTGTCACTATCCCTTATGCTCTGTCAGGAGCAGGAAACAAAACATTAAGGTGCTACGTTGATGGTGTTGACAAGGAAGATAGAAGTATAACTGCTTCAACAGCGAATGGATCATTCAGTATAGATACATCTGGAATGTCACATGGAACCCATTCTGTTCAGCTTGTCGTAGAACTTGAGCTGTCTGAGGATAATATAATTAAATCAAACAGCATATACTTTGCAATAGGTGTTAGAGAAACTGATAATAATGCTCCGATAGTATATGCAAGGTTCGACTATCCTGATGGAAGCCTTATCTTGGGAGAAAATACGCCTTACATACAAACAAAGCAGTTTGATGTATATACACTATCCTATGCCGCATATAATCCTAAAGAAACTCCTACAAATGCCATCGTATATGTTGGTGAAGATGTAGCCTCATCATCATCTGTTCCTTTCGTTGTACAGAATCTTACGCTTCGTGCTTCTAATTATGGAGAACAGAAGTGCCGGATTGTTGTAGGCAAAACTGAATACAGCTTCAGATTGATTGCAGAGAAGAGTGAACTCAATATAAGTGAACCAACAGACGGAATGACTCTCAAACTTTCTGCACAGGGAAGAAATAATAATGATGTCAACCGTGAAGAATGGAGTTATAACGGCATTCAAACTGTGTTCGAAGGATTCAAATGGGGCGGTGACGGATGGATTGGAAATGCGTTAAGATTGAATGACAAAGCTCGTGCTGTCGTTCAATATGCTCCGTTAAGGCAACCAGACCAGAACGTAACTAACGCTTTTGCTTTTGCTGTAAAGTATAAGGTCTCTGAAGTTGTTGATGATGAAGCTGAGTTGATAAGATGCGTTGACGGTGATGGAACAGGTTTTGTGATAACATCACAGGAAGCAAGAATGCAGACTAAAGGTAAGTCCTCATTATCCATGAAGATGGCTTCAGGCGAAGTCTATGAGGTAATGTTTGTCTCATTTCCTAAATCAGCATCTGGTTCATCAGAATATGAGAAACTGAATACTGAGATGGTATATCTGTATATCAACGGAATCATGTCAGGTTCTGTACAGAGGTCTGCTTCTGATAGCATTTACCAGTCCGACCCGCAGTTTGTTACCATGGGAGCAGACGGTGCCACGTTAGATGTGTATCTGTTGAGGGCTTATAATACGTATCTTAGTGATTCTCAGGTTTTGGATTGTTATATGATTGACCAGGATTCTGTTGATGACATGTTTGCGTTGTATGAATCAAATAATGTGATTGATGACAACGGAAATGTTACAGTTGACAGTGTTCCGGACGGAATGCGTTATATCATCATTACCGGGCGGCAGGACAATGGGGTTCCTACTGTTCTCCAAGCGGCTGTCAATAACGACAAAGACCCGAAATATGATGTGGACGAGATGCTTTGTGTGGTGAAAGGGAACCAGTCATTGAACTTCAAGTGCGTGGGAGGATGTATCCGTCTGCAGGGAACTTCATCACTTGCATATCCGATAAAGAACTACCGCATTTATTTCAAGAATGCTTCCAAGGTAGCCGGTGATTTGTATCTTGGCTGTGACGAACAAGGTGTTGGAGGAGAGCTTCAGGAAGAGGCGAAATACTCATTCCGTCAGGCAGGTACATCCAACAAGGCAGCAGCTCCTGTGGATTGTTTCTGTCTTAAGGCTGACTTTGCCGAATCCTCATCATCACATAACACTGGTATGGCAAAAATTGTACAGAATATCCTTACTGCTGCAGGAGAGTTGACTCCTGCTCAGGCACATTGTTCAGGAGAATATGGATATGATGTGCGAACAACCATCGACGGTGAACCTTGTTACCTGTTCTACCGCGGTACCCTGGACGAAACTCCACAGTTCCTTGGCAAGTTCAATTTCAATAACGACAAGTCAACAGAAGCTGTATTTGGATTCTGCGATATACCTGGTTATCATGACCAGTCGTGGGTAGCAGATAAGTTTAGTGGCGTTAACCCGACCGAGTGCTGGGAGTTCCTGAACAATGACTACCCGATGGGCATGTTCCTGGATGATGATTTTGATACAAAGGGTGATGACGGTACCCCGAACTGGCTGAAGGTATTTGAGGCGAGATTCCCGGATGATGACGACATAAACGCCGAGTATGAGGCTGGAACCCGTAAGCCGAAATATCTTGAGCCGTTGGTTAAGTGGGTAAAGATCACACAGAACGACGGTGGAAAATTCAAGGCTGAGCTCGCGGACTGGTTTGATGTAGACTATTTGTGCGACTATTATATGTTTACTGAAATAATGGGATGCGTAGACCAGCGCGTGAAGAACATGATGATGGGATTCTGGTATGATCCGGAAAAAGACAAGGTTCTTGCCTATATGATATTCTATGACTGCGATACTATTTTGGGTGTGCGTAACGACGGCCGTCTGAAGTATTCCTGGGATGTGGACGAAAACACTGTCGATCCTGAGCTTTCAACTGAAGAAAAGACGGTGTATGCCTATGCTGGTCATGATAGTGTATTGTGGAAGAATCTTCGTGAACAGTTCCCGGAAGAATTGCAGGCTGCGTACAGACGTATTCGTGAACGAATGTCAAACAGCACTATATTTAAAATGTTCGATGACGAGCAGAGTGCAAAGTTCTGTGAACGAATATATAACCTTGATGCTTTGAACAAATATGTTGAGCCGAAGACATTAGGTGTTGAAGTAAATCAGGATGGTTCAGTTACAAATGTCAAGTATTCGTACCTGGAAGCTATGCAAGGTAGTCGTAAGTCACACCGTCACTGGTGGATAACGAATCGTATGGGGTTATTTGATGCAAGATATAGTACGGGACAATATACAGCAACTGATATATCGTTCAAAGGAAATAGTGCTGCAGGTGCTACAGTAAAGGCTACTCCGCTTCGTGATTTCTATTTTGAATTCCGTCGTGAAGGTGATACAATGGTGCATCAAAAGGTTACTAAAGATGTGGAATGGAGTTATACTTATAACCAGATGGCCAACATTGGAACAATATTCCACCTGTACGGTGGTGAATGGATGAAGAAACTGGACCTGTCTGCGTGGGGTGGATTTACGGACATGAGCATTCCGACGCTTCCTGTTCTTGAGGAGCTTATCCTTGGAAGCAGCGCAAAGACATACGCACTGACAGAGCTTGTTCTTGGAACGAAGATACCGATGCTGCGTAAGCTTGAGGTAGTCAACTACACCAACCTTCCGAGCCTTGACCTGTCAGGATGCAACCGTCTTGAAGAAGTGAACGCATCCGGATGTACAAAGATGTCTACAATAACCTTTGCTGAGGGTGCGCTTATTAATAAACTTCATCTTCCTGAAAACTTCCAGACTCTTGTACTGCGTTCAATGCAATATATAGAATGGGATGCTATCACATTTGATGCAAAGAATAATCTTACAGGATTATGGATTGAAAATTGTGCCCTTATAGACGGTAAAAAGGTATTTGATGAGATGTTCGCTCTTAAAGGTGCATTGAAATATGTTCGTATAACTGGAATTAATCTGGAAGGAGACGGAAGTGATTTGAAGGTTTGGTATGATTCTGGTATTGGAGGTATTGACGCTCAAGGTATCACTACAAATACAAGGTGTAAGCTGGTTGGCAACTACAAACTGACTAAGTATCTTGATGAAGAAGTGTATGCTAAATATGCTGAACGGTTTGATGAGCTGAATATTCGTCAGCCTCAATATACTATGATTGAGTTTGATGATACAGTTCCGGACGATGCAAATATATCTAACCTTGATAATGAGACCGGATACAAGTTTGGCAATACTTATCAGACAAGTGCTCATATATCAGTTATCAGGAGAAACAGACATCGGGTACTTGGTAAACTGAAATCAGAAGGAAAGATGGTTATATGCCAGCTTCATGATGAGGATAGTAATTATTATGCGGATGCCGAAGTAGCAGCTTCAGGAACACCGGCTAAGTTGGATTCTACTGAAGGTGACGTGTATATATATGAGCCTCATTATTGGTATAAGGGTATCAATGACTACCTGAATAACAAGAAGTATTCATGTTTCAGTTCGAATGAAGAAATGCCGGATAGACCTGAATGTAAGGTTATTGGTTATGATGAGATTGAGTCTGAAAAGAATGTGCGTGAAGGGTATAAACTGACTGTTGGAAGACAGCATCTTGATGATGCTTATTCACAGGATTCAAATTATCTTGTCTGTAAAGTTAACGTGTTTGGATATAAGAAAGTGAGATTCCCGACTGTACTTGGTACATCAATGATTGGGTCATGTTTTACGGATTCCGGAAAGAATGTAGTGAAGGATGTTTTTGTAGATTCTCTAAACAACAGGTTTGTCAATGGTATGTATATTATCTGTGATGTTCCGGAAGGGGCTACGGAATTGAACTTTACTATTCATAAGTATGCGGAATTTGATTGCGTGGTATTGAGCAACAGCGATAAGATTGAAGATATGGAACCTGACTGGGTTGAGCATGAACCGTGTCTGGTAGCTGTCTTTGAGGCATGTACGATAGGTAGTAAATTGTATTCGGCTGCTACAGGTAATGCAAGTGTTGGCTCATTGACTCAGAGTGATTTCATCTATTATGCCAAGCAAAGGGGACTTCAACTTATTGACTGGGAGATGCACAAGGATATAGCTAACTTGTTTTTTGCTTTCTATGGTCGTCGTGATTCTCAGGACCAGTGCGGATATGGACAGTCAACAGAACAGAGAAATATCGGAACTACGGCATTGCTTGGTATGCAGGATACCATAAGCTATAATTCAGATGGAGGAGCACATCAGACTTCCAATGCATGGTATGTACGCCCAAATGAAGATGGAAAGAATGTATATTCTCTCATTTACAATACAAACTGCATGGGATATGAGAATTTGTACGGTGATAAGTATGAATGGTTGTCAGGTGTTTCTTTGCCTAATACGAATACTCAGGAACAATATAAGTTGTTGATAGAGATGCCAGATGGAAGCACTAGAAAGGTAAAGTCTGGTACTGTTAGTGGATATTGTACAGGTATGTATCATCAGAAATATATGGATATTGTAGGAGTACATTCACAGAAAGGAAGTTCGACTACTTATTATTGTGATGAATTTAATGTAAGTAATGCTGCTAACCGTGTGGTGTGCCGGTCGTACAACTACTCGTATGCGTTTGGCGGTGTCTCGTTCGCGAGTTGCGGCATCGATTCCTCGTCCACGTATACGAATATCGGCTCGCGTCTCGCCTTCAGGGGCGAAAT